ATGAAAGTTGAACTCAGCGAAGAAGGTCGTCAGTTGATTCTCTTGGCGCTTGCTGAACTAGCGTTGTCGCGTCCAGGATTTGATTACGCCCTACGGCAATTGGCATTGCTTTTTTGGGGCGAAGAGATGTTCGAGTCTTTCAAAAAACTTAACGCTGATCGCGTAAAGGAATCGCATAGTTCGGTATGAATCCTCCTGGCATCATTCTGATCAATCCTCGGCATCCCCACAATGTGGCGGCGACGATCCGGGCGTGTTCCTGCTTTGGCGTTCCTACCTTGTTCTGGACCGGTTCGCGGGTGGATCCATCGCAGTACGATCGTTTGCCGCGCGAAGAGAGAATGAAAGGTTACCGCGATGTAACCTGGATTCACAGCGACCGGCCCTTCGATCATTTCAAGAATGCTTTCCCGGTGTGCATCGAGATTCATCCGGACTCGATTGCGCTGCCTGATTTTGTGCACCCGGACAACGCGGTTTACGTCTTCGGCCCGGAGGATGGGAGCGTCCCGCAGGTAATTCGCCGCCTGTGTTTCTCCTTTGTCCATATCCCGTCATTTCATTGCCTGAATCTTTCCGCCGCGGTCAACGTCGTGCTGTACGATCGGGCCATGAAAGAGCATCCGGCAACCGGCATGAGCGTCGCCAAGCATGAAGTCCGCGGGGAAATCCCGGTACCGGGATGGGATGGCAAATAGCATGGGCATCCGCATAGTACTTGAGAAGCAGGACAATGGCTGGCTGGTCCGATACGGCGAATTCTGGGAAGACCGCTTGTGCCTTGATGAAGCTCTAGGTTGCGTGGCCTCGATCATGTTCACTGGCCATGCGCCATATCTTAAAAACGAACTTCAGCATTACCTCTGGAACAGCCGCTATGCTCCAAACGACCTGCCAAAATTACTTCCTGAGAGGGCTGGTCAAGCATCCCCATGATCGACCACGAAGAAAAGAGAACCTTAATCACCAACGATACCCGTATGGGAGAAGCGGAACACCGTACCCTGATCGAAGCTCCCGGCACGATCGTTACACTGGAAAAGTTGAAAGAACTCGCCGCCCTCGCTCGCGAACGGAAGCTGGAATTTGACGTGATCGCCTGTGCCGGCATGAGCTATCAGCGCGCGCTACGGATTCGCGAACTGCGCAGCCAATTGAGTTGGCGCGGCGTAGCCGTTGAGACCTATGCCGAATGGGGAGCAGATGCGCTCTGGGAGCCTCCCACGAACCAACTGGCCGGCATGGCGCTTTGCGAAGCCGCCGCCCATGTTCTCCAGGAAGACCCGCACAAATTTCCGTGGCAAGCGATGCAATAATGGCCGAAGAGCTCTGCATCACGATTCCGTGCAAGCCAGCAAAGCCATGGACGGATGCCGATGTACGGCCGATTCATATATTCCTCGGCAACGATTCAACTGGAGCAGCGCGAACCTGCTGGCAATGTCCTTACTGCAAATGGCAATTCTATCGGCGCAAATCGTGCGAAAAGCACATGGGTATGGTTATGAACATTCCCGCTGGCTGCCCGGTCTTGAAAGCGCAAGACGAAGCGCGGCGCACCGATAGGAAGAAAACAGATTGAAACTATTTATAATGTGCTAAACTTCTGCTGCGGGGCGGGAAAACGGTAATCCGTTGGGCTCATAACCCAAAGATAAAGCGTTCAATTCGCTTCCCCGCAAAATTTCCTGGAGGTCCACCATGGGCCAGAAAGTCCGCGCAAAGTTCCAAGTGCAAGGCGTGAAAAAGACATCCTGGGGCGGAACGGTCATCGAGCTTCAGCCGCAATACGACACCTCGATTCCAGAGGATCAACGCTTCGCCAAAGCGACGCCTTCCGGGTCCATCTCCTTGACGATCGACAATCCACTTGCGGTAGAATTCCTCCAGCTTGGCAAGTTCTTCTATGTGGATTTCAGCGAAGTGCCACAAGCGGTTGGTGCTGGCGGCTAATCAAGATTCGCTTGCAATGTGAACGGGGCCACCGGAAACTGGAACAGGGGATGGAGAGAGGCGTCGGTATTTCCGGTACCGATCGTTCTGCGGCGCCGAGCGGGCTGGGCCTCAGCGCCAGCGGCCCATCCCTCCTGCAGGAGGGGCATGGATATCAGCGGAAAGTCGGAAGCCTCAACCAGCTCTAGATTAATCATTGGCACTGCTGCACGAATCCAAACAATAGCGGAAAATTTCTGGCATGTCGTAAACATGCGCAGGCCCGAAGGCTGCGATTGTGCCGGCTGCCGGATGTATCGACTGCTGCCGGAATCTCTCCACGCGGATGCGCAGGACCAAATCCGCTGCCGCAATGCATTCGTGGCCTGGGAAGTGGCCATTGAGAATCTGGTCACGACCGAAGGCAAGAACGACCTGCTGACAAACTACCTCAAGGGCTCGGGCTATACGGCTGCGTTCTATGTGGGCCTCGTGAACAATGCATCGTTTACCGCCTATGCGGCCGGCGACGTGGCCGCACAAATCAACGGCACGAATGGTTGGCTTGAGGGCGTCCCTTATTCGAACGCCAATCGCGTAACCTGGACTGGTGGAACCGCGGCGGGTGGGTCGATCGATAATTCCGCTTCGCCGGCCATCTTCAATATCAATGCCACGCTTACCGTGCGTGGGGCGTTCTTGAGCACCAGCAACGTCAAGAGCGGCACGGCCGGGAAGCTCTATGGCGAGGCTGATTTTGCTGCTGCGCGATCGGTGTTGAGCGGTGACACGCTCAATGCGACCATAACGGCGACTGTATAGGAGTTTGAATGGCAAATCTTAAATATCAAAATCCTGCAACAGTCGATGCGGTCCTCGATTCAGTGTTGCTCGGCACCGATTACGCAACCCAACAGGACTTGCGCCGCGAGACAATGGACATCCAGGATTCCCTGATGCCGCTCGCAAATCTTTTACGGGAAATCCGGGCGCAGAACTACGCCATCATGGGGCAACACATGATGCAAACAGGCGGATTCATCCCGCTGCCGGAGATTCCCAATTTCTTAGCGTTCTGAAAGGATAGCCATGCTTTCACCGCAAGCTCTACTCAGAGGACTAGTCAGCCGGATCATGCCGGCCATGAATCCGGATTCGCAAAACGTAGACGTTGCACAGCGATTTGGCCGGTATGGTGAAGGCACGGTCTTATCCTACATTCGCAAGTCGCATTTGTTGGCCGATGAAGGTTCTTACTTCATCGCGAATAACGCACAGACCGGGGCTTTGACTAACACGGGTGTGGCCTATTCCGCTACGGCGCCTGTCATCATCGTTCAAAATCAGGATTCTCCTGGCGGGAAAAGATTATATTTGGATTATATTAACTTGATTACAACTGCCGCCGGAACAGATACCGCTGCCGGGCAAATAGCGGTTGGGCTTGCGATCGATAACATTCTAAGGTGGTCCTCAGGTGGTAGCCAATTAGCAGCCGCAGTATCTCCAAACATGGATTTGCCTCTTGCATCTGTTGCGGTAGTTTATTTTGGAGCTTTAACCGCTATAGGCGCTTCTGCTAAGGCCCGGCTCCTAGTTGGCCAAAGGACAGTTCGCCCGGTCGTATCGGCCACGGTTGTAGATGTGGTAGGGGAACAGAAATTCTTTAACTTCGGCGGGGTGGAAGGCGGTTCGCAAGGGAACATCGTAGTAGCCAATGCGAATGTCATTCCTGTTCCATTGCCACCAGTAGTGATTGGACCAGGACATTCTGCATTGTTTTACATCTGGTTTCCAAACTGCACTTCGGTATCTCCGGCACCTCAGTATTTGCCTGAGATTGGTTGGTTTGAGCGCTAAAATTTGCCTACTGCAGCAATCCTGAATCAACAGCGTGAACGCTGGGCAAGATATTACTCTGCCTCGATCTATCTCGCCGGGACCTCGGACATTTCTGATCTTGGCGTCTCCACGATTCCGGTTACCGAAACACTTGCCGGAGCAGTCGACGTCTCCAATACAACAATAATGACTGAGGTTGTCTCCCTGGCGCTGACAGGCGCGGCTGGAGTCACTCCTTCCGTGGTTCTCACGATGCCGATTTCAGAGGCTCTTGGTGCCAATGCCGCATTCAGTGAATTCGCCGGCGATCTTTTATTTTGTTCCATGTCCCTAGACGGCGCCGCTGCTCTTACCGATGCAGCTGCAAACACGATCGCTAGTCTGTCGACGCTAACCGGCGCTGCTGTAGTCGCGCACTCCACTTCCAGCACAATGCCAGTCTCGGGGACATTCGCCGGGAACGCGGATCTTGCACCTTCCAATATCATCAGCATGAGCGCATCGGCCGCCATCGTAGGAACCGCCGGATCCGCGAGCACCGGCGGTAACCCTTATAGCGGCGAGGTCAGTCTCAGCGGCCTGGTGGCGGACCTGGCAGCTTCATTCGTGATTGGCACGGCACCTATAGCAGCGCCGCGCTGGCCGCCAAATTTTCAACAGCCAGATTATCGTTCACCCCAAATTTCTCCATTAGTTGCAACTTATCCGGTTGGCTCAAACATGTTGCTATTGACCTGGCCACTTCCCAAGCATGAAGAGCCGAAATAAACACTCTTAACTATAAACTTAGGCCGCAAGAAAGTGTTGACAGTGTTCGGTTAATGTGTGAGCCTAAATACGGCAAGTCTAGGCACGGCCAGTCCCGACGAGCATTGGCAGGGTAAGTCCCGAACGTGGCAAGGCAGGAACGGCATAGTGGAGATACGTGTCCTTCAATTTAAATCCAATGGGCTTGAACAGTGGGACCTGGTCCGGCAATAGCACACAGACCGATTATCGCGCCCCTTTAAGCCCGCTGACAGAGGATCATCCGGCAAAATTAAATCCGTTGGAGATTCTCGATTCCAGCCGACCGCCAAATTACACGCAAAACGATTACCGCGATCCGGATACAAGTCCTCTAGTAGCGACTTATCCTGTCGGCACGAACGTATTGCTTTTGAGCTGGCCGATCCCGCGATACAATCAACCATAGAGGGTCGCATGGGAAATTACATTCAACCCGATACTGATACTCGAAAAAATTCGCAAATAACGGTTCAGACAGGCATCAATGCGTTGATACCAGGACCTGCACACGCCGGCAATCATTCGCAAGTCGATTACCGAAAGCCGACGATCGTGCCAACGCCGGGAACGGCAACGAAAAACCCGATCGCTTTGACATGGCCGCTGCCTGCGTACGTTCAGCCAAATATTCAGACAAACGTCAGCGGGCTAAAAGGGCCGATGGGAACAAGCAACAATCCCCATTAGGAGGATGAAATGCCGAATTACAGTCAACCAGATTTCCGAAATCCAGTTTTGGATTCACGCGTTGGCGTCATTGCTGTGGCCGGCAACGCTTTTGTGAACGGCCCGGTCTCGCCGGCGAATCATATTCAGCCGAATCCCAATCCCGATGCCAATCGGCATGGCGCCAACTTCTCCGTTGGCCGGAATGAACTGCTCATAGCTTACCCACTCACCCGATATGTCCAGCCGACGTCCTCGAAAGAATTCCCGTCAGGGAAAATATAAATAAACTTTCCCCATAAGTTCCCAGTCGTGCTAGTCTAGTTTGGGCGCGTAGCTCACTTGGGAGAGCGCGGGCTTTGCATCCCCGAGGCAGTCGGTTCGAATCCGATCGCGTCCACCAGATTTTTAAAGTTGTGTTGAGCGGAATGGAGTTTCTGTGGTGACGGAAGCCAAACGGTGAGGCGGATGCCTGTGGAGCATCTTCTAGTGAGTTCGACTCTCATCCGTCGCCCCAAAATTTATTGGCGTCGTAGGGAAACGGTTCAACCCGCTTGCTTTGGGAGCAAGAGATTGTCGGTTCGAATCCGACCGATGCCACCAGTTCCGCCGCGTGGCCTAGCGTTCAAGGCACTTCTTTCGGGTAGAAGGGATCGTGGGTTAAAATCCCACCGCGGCGACCAATTTTGTGCAATGCCCCGATGGTGCAAACGGTTTAGCACACGGCCCTTTCAAGGCTGAGATGTCAGTTCGATTCTGATTCGGGGTACGGGACCGTAGCTTAGATGGTAAAGCATCCGCCTTTTAAGCGGACTAGCGCGAGTTCGAGTCTCGCCGGTCCCACCAAGTTTTGGGAGGTCGTCCAACGGCAGGACTTGAGATTTTGGATCTCAGTATCGGGGTTCGAATCCCTGCCTCCCATCCATGTTTGCGTCACTTCCCCGGTCGTTCAAGTAGGCAGGACGCGAGATTCTGGATCTTGAAATGTTGGTTCGAGGCCAACCCGGGGAACCAAAAGTTTTTTGCTGGCTTAGCTCAACGGGCAGAGTTCGGCACTCGTAACGCCAGGACCGCGGTTCGAGTCCGCGAGCCAGCTCCAAATTGGAGGCAACCATGACGGCAAAAGACATCCGGGAGAAATACAATCGGATCCACGATCTGCCAGCGGGACCGGAGCGCGAGAAGATGTTGCTTGCTGTTCTTGGCGATATCCTGCTCTGGATCGAGGAGCGCGAGCCGGTTGCCGGCAGAGTAGCTGCTGGCAGCATAGGGCCGTACTAGTTTGCCGGGATAGCTCAGTCGGTTTAGAGCATCGCATTGGTAATGCGAAGACGAGAGTTCGACTCTCTCTCCTGGCCCCAAATTTCGCCGGGTTAGTTCAGCGGTAGAACGGCAGTTCTGTAAACTGCGCGTCGGGAGTTCGAATCTCTCACTCGGCCCCAAGTTGCAGTAACCGGATCGGCGGCGTTAAGGAGGCGCGACAGCGGCAATCCGGTGAAGATCTTGGCGGGTGTCGTCTAGTGGAAAGACCCGAGAACGCCATTCTCGGTACAGCGGTTCGATTCCGCTCATCCGCTCCAGTTTGCGGGCGTGGCCCATTGGTTGGGTATCACTCTTCCAAGGTGAACAACGGAGTTCGATCCTCCGCGTCCGCTCCAGTTCGGCAGGTCTGTCGTCTAGCGGCTAGGACAACGGCCTCCAAACCCGTTAACGAGAGTTCGAGTCTCTCCGGGCCTGCCAAAAGATTTTGTGGGCGGATAGCTCATCAGGTAGAGCACAGTCTTGATAAGGCTGCGGCGGTTGGTTCGAGACCAACTCCGCCCACCAAGAGTTCGGGCCCTTGACGGAATGGAGATTTAAAATGCATTCAAAATACAGTAAGGAAATGCTTCAAGATGCCGTAAAACCGAGTACGTCAATGGCACAGGTTATGGTTCGGCTTGGTCTACGAATTGCTGGCGGTTCATACTTATATCTAAAACGACGCATCGCGCGACTGGAAATTGACACAACTCATTTTTTAGGACAAGCCGCCAATTGCGGGCTGAGATATAAAGGTGGTTCTCCAAAACAACCTTGGCAAGAAATTTTGATATTACATGACCAAAATGCTGAGCCCGTACGAGCACCGCGACGAAGACGCGCACTGAGGGATAGTGGACGAGAATATAAATGTGAAATTTGTGGTCAACTTCCAGTTTGGAACAACAAGCCATTGACGCTCCATGTTGACCATAAGAACGGATGGAAATGGGATGACCGTCCCGAAAATTTACGATTTGCATGTCCGAACTGTCATTCACAGACGGATAATTTTGGCATTAAAAACAGATTTGCCGGAGTGGCGGAACTACCAGACGCATCCGCTTCAAAAGCGGACGCCTTAGCGGCGTGAGAGTGGGAATCTCTCCTCCGGCACCAGAATGCGCGGTTGGCGGAAGTGGTAGACGCGACAGACTTAAAATCTGTTGGGCATGACCCGTAAGAGTTCGAGTCTCTTACCGCGCACCAAAGTTTATGAGTAGATGGCGTAGCGCCAACATCTATTGGTACATCGCAGCAGTTGGCATTGCGCTCGAATGTCTGCTGGTTTTAGCCAGCAAGATATTCTAAGAGTTTGGTTCCGTCGTCCAACCGGACAGGACACCAGTTTCCGGAACTGGCGATCGCGGTTCGAATCCGCGCGGGACCACCAGGATGAAAGAATCGTTGAAGAGTTTGCTCAAGGTTTTTGATGGAGTACAGATTCAATTCGGCCTTGAGCAACAAGGACATATTCCGACCGTGGAACGGATGCTCGCAGAGGGCAAAACTTGGAATGAAATAGGCGATGCCATCGGTTGGCATGGACCAACGGCGGCAAAGTTTTATGATATGTATTTGAAGCGGACAAAAAAGTTTTCTGAGGGCGTCCCGTAATGGATAACGGCTCACGCTACGAACGTGAATGATATGGAGGTTCAAGTCCTCTCGCCCTCACCAGATTTTGAAGGAGAAAGTATGCAGCCACATCAAGAACGGGTCGTAACGGAATTGAATGAATTGACCGAGAAGCACGCTAAGCTTGGCGTGTTCCTCCAGGGAGCCACATTCAAATCTCTTGATGTTGAGGAACACGCGAGATTGACGCGTCAGCACGCGGTGATGGGTGAATATGCGAAAATCCTTACTGACCGCATCGCCAATTTTAAATAGAGTTTGTGCCCGGCTCGTCTAACGGTCAGGATACTTCGCCTACACCGAAGGGATTAGGGTTCGAGTCCTTAGCTGGGTACCAAGAATAGGCCCAGGCCAGAATTGAGGAACGATGCCGGCTAAAAAATGTAAACTTTGCAGGACAGACAGATTGCCAGGCAACGGAATACTCACAACGCTCGGTTGGTTCTGTTATAAATGCGTGAGCCGATTCCGGAAAGAAACAAGAGCCCTGGACGAACGATTTGACGAGCAAGCGGCGGCAAGGCAAAGCGAAGTCGCATAAAAAAGATTGCGCGCGTGGCGGAACGGCAGACGCACTGCGCTTAGGACGCAGCGCCTTCGGGCGTGGAGGTTCAAATCCTTTCGCGCGCACCAGAATTAACGGCATGTGTTAATATATGCCGCCATGAAAAAATGTGAATGGTGCGATAAGGAGCTATCCGGAAAAAGAGCGAACAATAGATTTTGCTGTAGAGGACATGGCACCATATTTTACGTTACTGAATGGAGGCGGCGGACGAAACAAAAAGCCGTTGAATTCCTTGGTGGAAAATGTCAACGATGCGGATATGACAAATGCTTTGCTGCTTTAATTTTCCATCATCCCGGAGAGAAATCTTTTGGTGTTGGCGGTGGCCATATTTTGGCTTGGGCGAAGATTGAAAAGGAGCTTAAGAAGTGTGAGCTCCTTTGTTTGAATTGTCATGCAGAAGAACATCATCCGGAATTGATAAAAGTTTTGGGGTGTGCCTCAATCGGTACAGGGCCGCGCCGTTAACGCGGTATTTGAAGGTTCGAGTCCTTCCGCCCCAGCCAGTTTGGACCTGTAGAGGAGCGGCTGTCCTCGCCACACTGTCTATGTGGAGATCGTGGGTTCGAAACCCATCAGGTCCGCCAGTTTCTAGGAGTGGTGGGTAGCGCGTGGCTGACCAGCTAGGATGGTGAGGCATATGCGTCCGAACCAATAGCGCAGCGGACAAGGCTTAGGCACTCCTAGAACAATTTACGGCCCGCTTTAGCTCAGTGGAAGCAGCCCTGGTCTGAAAAGCCAGTGACCGCGGTTCGATTCCGCGAAGCGGGACCAAAAGCTTTGTGGCCCTGTTACCGTAACGGATAACGGTCTTGAGTTCTAATCAAGATATGCGGGTTCGAATCCTGCCAGGGCCGCTAAGATTGGTGGTGATATGAAGACGCAGAGCAAGATAGAAATCAGAAAAGAAATTGCGGCGCGTAAGCGTGCCAACCGGAAAGCTGAGCGCAAGCAATTCGGAAGTACGATTCGCGTGACTGTGAAAAGTTTCGGGGAAGATGAGCGAATTGGCTGAGCTCGGCAGTCTGTAAAACTGCTAGCCCTGGCGGCTATGCCGGTTCGATTCCGGCCTTCCCCACCAGATTTGGGTGCGTAGCTCCTAATTGCGCAGAGCAGCTCCCTCTTAAGGAGAAGGCTGTGAGTTCAAATCTCACCGCACCCACCAGTTTCGGTCCGTAGCTCAGACCGGTTTAGAGCAACGGTCTCATAAACCGTAGGTCGTTGGTTCAAATCCAACCGGACCGACCAAGTTGGAGGAGACGTGGCGGAATTGGTAAACGCACCGGTTTGCTAAACCGGCGACCGCAAGGTTGTGAGAGTTCAAGTCTCTCCGTCTCCGCCAATCTGTTATAATCAAGTCATGACACGCGGATCATCATCGCACTCTCCATCGGAGGGTGCTGCGGAACGGCCCGCAACTGGACTCGAAACCCAGGGCGTGTGAAAGCACGGAAGTTCGATTCTTCCATCCTCCTCCAAAATTCCCAACGGCCTAGTTATAAACTGCCATACTACCGGTTGAGGATAGTTGACAGCAGAACTACAACTGCTTGATGATGGCGTTCATGGCGCAAGTAGCGCCCAACCTCAGCTTCGATATTCACCGCACGCTGGTCTCGCCGGAGAGCCAAGCTAAAATTATCCATTTGCTCTTCGTGCAGGAATTGAGTGTAGACACGGTAGCTCGCCGTTTTGGTGTTGGCCGCACCACTATTCGGAGGATTCAAACCGCTTATTGTGAGAAAATGGAGCGAAGGACCGACCATGGACATTGAAAAACCGGCAACGGTGAGAACGATTCCGATTGGCGATCTTGCCTCGGACCCTTCCAATGCCAATCGAGGCACCCCGCGCGGGCGGAAACTTCTCAAACATTCCCTAAAAAAACTCGGTGCCGGCCGTTCGATCCTGGTCGACAAAAACTTTACAGCGGTAGCTGGTTCGAAAACTTTAGAGGAAGCCAAGAAACAAGGTTTCAAACGCGTTGTTGTTGTGGATTCCGATGGGGAAACGCTTGTCGCTGTGCGCCGAACGGATCTTCAAATTGATGACAAGAGAGCCCAAGAACTTGCCGTGGCAGACAATCAGGTTGCCTCCGTCGACTTGGCCTGGGATCCGGAGATATTAAGCCAAACAGAAGCCGACTTGACGGAATTGTTCGAGCCTTTGGAGCTCGAGAAGCTTTTGAATGGAGGAAAGAACACCCGGGAGCCCGAGGCGATTGATTTACAGCCACCGCCGAAAATGGTTTGGGTTCTACTCGGCATTCCTTTCAATCGATTCGATTTGGTGCAAGAAAATCTCGCGGCACTCGAAAGTGAAGCAGAAATATCTGTGCAATCAGCACGAAATGAATAGGGGGAAGTATCATGGGAACACGCTCACGTTCATTGCGGCCACAAGAAGAAGATGAAGAAGATTCGCCGGCCACTCCTGCTCCAGCCTTGCAAAAGGAAGCGGCAACACCGCCATGGTCAGTGCCAGCCTCGCCACAACCGGAAGTTATCCCGGTCGTCGACCAAACTCCTGCGTCTCCCCCAACTCCAAGGGTCGGGCTATTCTGTCAAGCATGCGGCAGTTCCGCCGTGGGAATCGCCGGAGGCATGCGGCGCTGCAACCAGTGCGGCAATTCCTGGGCATAGAACAAACGTGAACTTTCAAATTAAGGAGAATCCCAGCGTTCTGAGCCGGGATATGAATCTATGAACGCTGAGGGCACCGGGGACAGCAAAGAGCTCATTTTCAAAGAAGTTCTCCCCGAAGAGCGCATCGCCAGGCTAGTGATGATCTTGGCGGATACTCCCGAGTTTCATGCTTTGACAATGACCGAAGTGGCCGCAATATTATCGCCCTATGTACAGCTCGAGGTCCTGGATGCCCGGCACCAGGAACGCGTTCTCTGTTTGACGGACTTCTATAACTTGCGCGAGAAATTGATCAAAAGAGAGCGGGAAGCTTTCCAGACAAAAAGCGAACTCATCGCGCAGATCCTGGCGCGCCCGGAGGCCAAGACCCTCGGTTTTTTGTACGATAAGAGTTAAATTCCCATGGTACGCAAGTTTGGTAATACCCGTACATTAAGTACTATCTAGTTACAACTAAGCATCATTGTCATTAACCTACCCTCTAGCTATCTTCGCTTTTCCTTCTCCAGCCTCTCCCATCTTCCCTCTTGTCTTAACCTACAGGCTAGGTTATAATAGACTCCAAAGTAAGAGTTTACCTCCCATCAATGCGAGCAAGACCAAAGCATTTACAGGGAGATGGAGAAAAGAAATGGCGATGGCAAAAAGAATTCGACGGGAATTAGGCAAGAGCCGGGAATTGCTCTGGTTTTTGCTCGATGGAAAGAAATGCATCTTCTGCAAAGAACTGCTGCTGGAATCTCCTGGGACAAGAATTCGTTTCGGGAATTCCACTGCGCCGCCCTTGGATTTGAACATCACCTTGCATCACAAAGATGGGAACCATGCGAACAATGGCAAGTTTGGGAACCGCAAGAACATCAAGCTGTCCCATGAGTCCTGCCACAAGACTCATCATGCGAATGAAGTATTCCGGGCATGGAGGGCGGCATGAACATCCTGCAATCGAAGCTGGAAAATGGCGTGCGGAAATTCACGGTTCAATCCCTGACCGATGCGCGCCGCCATTACATCATTACCCGCCGGGCAACCAATAAATGGCAATGCTCCTGCCCGCGCTGGATTTATGGCGTGAAACAAGCCGATGGGACGCGCCGCCGCGAATCGTGCAAACACATCCTTGCGGTCCGGGAGATGGTATGACAAATCCTATGGTACGCAGTTTGGTTCCAGGGATTCTCCCTGAAAATATCCTCGCCAATATCCCGAAGACGAAGCAAGACACTTTCTTTCTTCTCGATAGGGTACAGCGCCATCTAAAAAACTCCGGCCTGAAAGATTGCCAGGTGTTCGATAGTCCCCAAGAGACGAGCGCCATCATTCAAAAGTTAATCGCCAAGGTTTCGCAGAAATGGGTACGCAATGCGAAAACTCCCACGAAAGACTTGCAAACTTTCCGGCGCGCCAAGCGCCACGTTCGCCGCGTCCAATATAAAGACACAGTGCAAGTCTTTATCAAGGCGACGGTACCTGCACTGCGGGCATCTTTGCCACAGATACATGGCCAGGGTTTCCTCTCCAAGCCCGTCGCAGTTTATCCCTACCGCCCGATGGATACATTCCTCGGCGGTCACCGCGTCAACGTCTATCGCCAGAGGAATCGTTTCGATGTGATCGATGCTCTTTGCGGCATTCCCATTCTTGCCGGGCTCACGCGCCGTGGGCTCAAGAAAGTGGTGGTATGGTGAGACGAATATCGAATTGGAACAACCAAAAACGCAATGCGTGCCTCGGCGAATTCCGCCGCATGATCGCCGGTTGCCGGAAGGCGCAGATCGAGAACGCCATAACTGCGGGGCGGTCTTTGGCAAAGCTGATGCTCGATGGCCACGTCACCATCGCCGGGATCGATGGCGTTCAAATGGAACGGTTCCGGCGCCGGTACGCCGTTGTGCCGCATCTGAAGCACGTTATGTATGCGGTGGCGACTGGCCGGCTCACCGACGATTTACTGGAACAGCGTCTCGATCGCAGATTCCCCGCCTATCGATTGCCGAGCGGCCGTCTGCGCTTGGTCGATCGGTGCATGCTCTGTTCTAAGCGCACTTGCCGTTGCTGGCTGCCGCCTGACCGCAAAACAAAACTGCACAAGCATTCGCCGCATCCGCTGGCCGGCACAGTAGTATCTGTCCGTGGGTTGAGGAAAATATGAAACTCAAACGAATCAGTTTCATGCGCGTCGATAACCGCATTGGGCTTGGCGATGATCTGCCGAAACTGGCCGACATGCTGCGCTATGACGTAGCGTTTCAGTGCCAGGCCGACCCGCACTTGATCGCCTTCCCTGTTTTCCAGACCAAGGATGGCAACCTGGGCGGCACGATCACCCATGGCCGCTGGCTTTCCTTTGGAGTGCTGGTCAAATATCTGACCGATGCGCAAGAGGCTCTCGCTAAAGGTTATAAGCAAAGCCAATGGATAACGTTTCACCATCCGCGCAACGAATTCGATCAGCTGGATTATAGCAAGTTGGTTCCCGTCACCTTGGAAGCCTATTGCCAGGCAAAAGATCCGAGGGACCTATGAAATCCTTCTTGGCTGGGATGTTTGTTTTTGTACTGCTCGCCGTCACTGTCGGTGTGGTGGAACAAAGAAAAGGAAATGCCCGCAAAGCCGATATCCAATGGGTGAAGGACTTCACGATCAGACAACGCGAAGAGTCTTGCGCCAGTCATATCGGTAAGCTGACTGGAGCCAAGCACAAAGCTGCGTTGAAATGGATGTGGTCGTTTTCCCTCGCGGGCAAAGAACATCGCATGACGGAAAAGGACTTTGAAACCTGCCTGACGTTATAAAATAGTGAAGCACCGGTAAAAACTCTAAACAAAAAGGACTCCCATGAAATTCATTCTGCGGATCGCCGCGATTGTGTCTCTTTGTGCCCAAACAGCTTTGGCGCAGCATTATGTCATTGCGCCAAAGCCGAAGGTGGCTATCGAAGGACACCGGTTCAATAAGCGCATCTTCTTCGCCGGTATTGGTTTACTGGCGGCCGCAAAGACGGCCGATGCCATCACCACGCGCCAACTTCTCGATCGCGGGGGATGGGAGAACAACCCGCAAATTGGCCGGCATCCTTCAAGCATCCGATTGGCCGGGCATGCTGCTGCAATGTTCGCGGCGCAATCTGCTGTCTTCTACTTGACAGAACGTAATCATCACGCATGGGTTCGGTGGACCGGCCGCGTGTGGTTGGGTTCGACGATTACAAACCATGCGCAGCTTGCTGCTTGCAATGCCGGCATCGATGTCCACGGGGCGTTGACGCAATGCCGAAATATAATTCCAGGGTTAAATTAAAGAAAGGATGAATCACAAATGGTCAATATTCCTCCAGATGAACAGCAGATTCTATCAGGCAACAATCCTGAACCAGAGCCGGAAGAAGAACCGCCGAAGATGCAGACGTTTTTCGACACCTATGAATCGCGGCTGCGGGCGCTGGCCGTACGGCACCATTTGGAACCTGCCTATCTCAAAGGATTAGTCGAAGATGCCTTCGGAACGTGCGATACTCCACCAGCCGAGCAAGAGTCTAAGTTAGCGCTGATGAAACTGGCCAAACTCAAGATCGGGCCTTGCGAGGTGAATTGGTTGTTCCAAGTCCACATTTTAAAATAGGGGGCTAACCAATGACCGAAGGCATGAACGAAATTCGCATCCGTGGCTGGCAAGTTCTTTGCGTGATAGGAGTGTTGTTGCTAGAGACCTGGTGGATTGTGAAATCGGTAGCCGATAGCGTCGGCTACTAAAAATCAAACAAAAAAGGGAGAAACAAAATGGCTCTAAGTTTTATTGAACAGTTCAACCTAGCGCGGCGCGCATCCGCTCCATTGATTGCCGTCCGCACTCCGGACATCGAAGCGACCATCAAGACGATCGCGCTCAACAAAGACAATGCCAATTCGCCGATGGTTCTGCACGATTGCGTCCGCGGATTGACGGCCGTAAACGATCCCCAGGGCAAAGCGCTTGTGCGGGCACTTGGCGAACCAGCCGCCCTGGCAAATCCCGTTGAAATGCTGGTCAAGGCAATGCAGATGCCCAAAGAGTCGATTCTTTTCATGGCGAATCTGCATCGGTTCTTTCAAGACCCGGCGGTCGTACAAGCCATCTGGAACCTGCGCGGAGCCTTCAAAACCAATACACGCACTTTGGTTATTGTTTGCCCGGACGTTACGCTTCCTCCGGAGATTGCCCAGGATGTTCTTGTCCTGGACGAGCCTTTGCCGGATGCCAATCGCCTGGAAGCGATCGTCGCGGAAACCTATTCGGCCGTAAAGCAGCCAAACCCGGCTGCCGAAACCATGTCACGGGCTGTGGACGCTCTTTGCGGCCTGGCGGCCTTCCCGGCCGAGCAAGTGTGCGCGATGAGCATCCGGAAGAACGGCATGGACCTCGAACAGCTCTGGGAACGTAAGCGCCAGCAGATCGAACAGACTCCCGGCCTCAAAGTGTGGCGCGGCCAGCAACGTTTCAAGGATATTGGCGGCTGCGAGAACATCAAGAAATTCCTGACCAGCGTGATGAATGGCAAGGATCGCCCGCGCGCCATCGTCTTCCAGGATGAAATCGAAAAGCAATTTGCCGGCGGCGAAGGCGGCGACTTGAGCGGCACGACCCAGGAGCTCCTCGGCAACCAGCTATCCTTCATGCAGGACCACGATTCGACCGGCATCATGTCGATCGGACATCCCGGCGTCGCCAAATCCGATATCGCCAAAGCCTTTGGAAATGAAGCTGGCGTGCCAACCATACAGCTGGATCTCGGAAATGCCAAAGGGTCGCTGGTCGGGGAAAGCAACGCCAACATGCGAGCGATTCTCAAGGTCATCGAAGCCGTGTCGCAGGGACGGGCCCTGTGGATCGCTACCTGCAATAACATCCAAGGATTGCCGGCAGAACTACGCAGCCGGTACACCTTTGGCACGTTCTTCTATGACTTGCCGACGCCTTCCGAACGCAACCTGATCTGGAACATCTATTTCGCAAAGTTCGACTTGAAGGATACCGACCGGCCACCCGACACCGGATGGAACGGAAGGGAAATCAAGAATTGCTGTCTCTTGGCCCACCGGTTGAATATCCCGCTCCGGGAAGCGGCCGACTACATCGTCCCTCTATCCACGAGCGCCGCCGAGCGCATCACTTCCCTGCGCAAGGAAGCCGATGGCCGCTATATCTCCGCCGCCTATCCCGGGCCCTACAAAGCGCCCGAAGGCATGGATGAAACCGAGCCCGAGAGGATGGTTGTCGCTGTCGGCATCATGAACGCGCCGAAGCGCAAAATCAGCACTGGCAGTGGCGGCAAAGGCAGCGGAAGCGTCAACTAAAATGTCCGTTTATCTTGAGTGGTACGTCAAGCATGTGGAGCAAGAGAAAAACGGCAGAACCGCTTTTCTGGTTGTCTCCATAAAGAATACCGCCGCCCGATTCACCGTCTATCGCAAGGGCACCGAATGGCATTGCCCTTGCGATACCACAGAGTATGGCGATGGCGTCACCGGTACGACCGTATGGGTCGAAGGGTCACAAGAATCCCCTTGTCCTCATGTTCAAAGGGCGTATTTCTATCACCGGAACATGCTCAAACGCGCCGAGGAGATGAAACAACAGGTCAAGACCATGGCCGAGGCCTCGAAACAAACTAAAAAGGCTGCGGCCAGCCCAAGCACGCCGCTGCTTGAAACCAAAAAAAGGAAGATCACGCTCAAGGACTAATATGCTCTCTTACAAAATGACGAAATTCCGGGGCATCGAAATGCCCGGGGAACCAGTGACGGAATTGATCATCCACATGGTCCATGCCGGCAATACGGATGTTGTCGAATTCTGGATTCCCGGCTCGCGCTTCCCGCAAACCGCGCTGCTCGACAAGGCGCAATTTGAAAGGATGGTGGCCTGGGTCAATCAGCAATACGCAGCGTTAGAACAGCAAGTCCGGGGAATTCATTAAACTTGCCCTATAACTTAATCCGGGGTATAATCCAGTCGGCTGGGCTAGGCAAGCATAGGCGCGCACGGGTGCGTTATGGCTGGGCGTCACAGGGCAGGGCACAGGGCGGACTTCGGTTCGCCCTTTTAAATTCGTAAACAAAGGAGAATCGATGTCACATACAGCGGACTTGAAAGTTGAAATTTTGGATTTGGAATGTTTGAAGGCATCGTGCGAACCACTTGGCCTGGAGTTTCGGGAGAATCAGAAAACCCACAAATCTTATTACACCGAAGCTTGTGAACATGCGATTGCCGTCAAGGGCAATTCGCACAGTTACGAAGTCGGCGTCATTAAGAATCCACTAGGCCGCGGCTGGACTTTGCGTGCCGACAGCTTTGGCGGCGGTTATGGCTTGATGGATGCGATTGGTGGCACGACCGCAAATCGTTTACGCCAAGAATATTCCTTGCAGGTTGCTGCCAAGAAAATTCCGCGTGGCTTCCGCATGCATCGTGTTCTCGAAGCCAATGGCCATGTCCAACTTCGTTGTTCCCGTTGATGTGCCAGGTCACGATCGATTCCAAAAATTCGAAGGGAGAAAACGCAATGGAAGAAATACTGATTGATGTGGCACCGGATGGCAGCGTCAAAATCACCACGAAAGGTTTTCGTGGGAAAGCATGCAAAGCCGCGACAAAACCGCTCGAAGAAGCACTCGGGATTGTCACGAAAGATGTGGACAGCCCTGAAATGCATTTGACGGAACCAGTCCAGGCCAAGGCCCGAGGCTGACATGCAAAATACATTCACAATCGATGTATCGCCCGACGGAACCATGCGGATGATTTATGACGATGCCCTGGTCGACCTACTCGGCCAGGGCCATGTCACGATCCGCCGCGCGAGTTTCGTGGAACCGCACCCTAGCGGTGGCTGGACCGCAGATATGGCGCCCATATGCTCGCACTTAAATATTCCAAACAAAATTCTAGGGCCATTCCCGTCCAGAACGATGGCACTGGATGAAGAATATCGCTGGCTCTCGGATCATCTCTTTGCTTAAGAATCGCAAATGCGAATGTGGTTGTGGACAATATACACTACCTTATATTAAAACCCGTCCATCACGACCTGGCGTCGTTAAGGGACAGCCACGCCGATTTATAACCGGTCATTTGGGTGGTCACAAAACCCATGGCCATACAATTGGCCGTGTATTTAGCCCGGAATATAGAGCTTGGGCGTGCATGAAGGACCGTTGCTACTATAGAGCCCATACTGAAAAATTCAGTAACTATGGCGGCATAAAAATCTGCGAACGATGGTTGAATTCCTTCGCAAATTTTCTTGCTGACATGGGGCCGAAACCTTCTTCTAAATACTCACTAGACCGCTATCCAAATACTAATGGTGATTATGAACCTGGCAATTGTCGCTGGGCGACGCAATTTGAACAGACCCTAAATCAACGACGTTCCCGCCGTATTCCGATGAAAGCATCGCAGCTTATCATCGAAATTCGGAACGCAATAAACATTCACGGAGACTTCAATATTTATTGTGCTCCAAACTGGCAAAACGCCATCGTCGATAAAGTGGTCTATCTATCAGTGCCACGCAAGCAATATCGAAAGGAGACTAAGTGCACCAATCGATCACCGTCGGCGGCATCAAGGCTGCCGTTCACGAACAGGGCAAAGTAGTTGCCGAATATCACAAGCTATCCAACAGTTGGATTGTGATATTTCCAAACGGAATAACAGAATTCTTCTGGAGCAGATCTCAAGTGGAGGCCGCCGCCAAACGATATTTCAAGCGCCATGTACGGAAAGGCGCAGTTGGCGTCGGACGAATCGAATGGAGGACCTGATGATCGAATTCAAAGCCGGCGACATTGTGACGGTCAACCGGCTGAATTGTTACGATCTGCCGATCACGCAAACGGTTCAGTTGATCGAACGGCAAACCGAAGGGCATGTACCTGGGTGGAAAGGCGTAGTTCACACTCCCCGTAAACAGAAAGGCCGACTTACCTGGATAGCAGATGGCGAAATGCCCGATTTGCCGGGGCAAGAAATACTTCGAACTACGCCGCAAAGCAGGAAATTCACGATTCAAACCACAGAAAAATCCCACTGTGGAATCTGCAACGGCTATCTTGATCTTCTCTGCGAGAACAGCCTGACCAAAGTCCATTTGGTCATGTTCTGGATCTGCTGGCCATGCAAACGCGTCACTGAAGTAGGCGTCGGCGAAGTCCCAAGAGAAGCGTAATTCCTGGTCCGAATTCCAAACAACAAAAAAAAGGGAGAAACAAAATGAAAGCAGCAACAGCAGCGCAGAAGTCCATGCGACGTTTAGCGGCATTGAAAGCGTGGGACACAATTCGAGCGCGACGCGGCATAGTAAAACCGAAACCAAGGCCCCGACCGAAGATGGAGCCGCACAAAAAAATCGTATTGCCAAAGCAGGACAAGTCGGTATCGGCCGGCGAAATGATGTTGAAAACCGTCGTTTTGGTTTTGACTTTCAACGGCATCGGCAACCGCCGCAAAGTGCAATCCGATGAATTCCAGGTCGCCTCGGCACCGAACGCAAAGGACGACAACTGGTTCAACACCACCAAGAAACTCCTCGATGCCGAAGAACTGGAAAAGATTACTTCGCTTTATGGAGAGCACCGGCGCTTTGTCGAGAGCCGGGCGCTGCCCTCCATGATCAAAAAAGGCGTCTACCTTCTTCCGCTGGATTTCGTCGAGGAAGTGAATGCTCGGCTGAAACAGGGTGAGAAGGATCTCGAACCGCTGGTTGAGAGCATGGTCAAGAAACTCAACACCTACATTTCCGAAGCCAAGGCCCGGCTGTCGAAAGTGAAAGTCGGCAATGAAGTCAAAAACTTCTTCAACGAGGACGATTACCCAACCGGCAAAGAACTGCGCGCAGCATTCAAGCTGACCTGGCGCTTCGTCTATGTGGACAGCGCGAAGAATCTCGAAGCGGTCAGCAAGGAAGTCTACGAAGAAGAACGCGCCAAGGCCGAGGCCGCTTGGGCCGAAACCCGCGAAACCATCAAGCAACTGCTTCGTACGCAGTTATCGGAAATGGTCGATCATTTGGTCACTCGATTGGAACCGGACGAAAGTGGCAAGAAGAAAATCATTCGCGACGATTCAACCAACAAGCTGCAGGAATTTTTGCAGACTTTCGATTCGCGAAACATCACGAATGATACGGCAATGAAAGTCCTGGTCGACAAGGCCAAGGGCTTAATCAAGACAGCAGATGCCGACATGCTCCGTACGGACAAAACCGTTCGCGACTACGTCCGGCACGGGTTTGAAACTATTCAAACTCTACTAAGCGGCATGGTCACCGACAAGCCGCATCGCTCCATCCGCCTCGAAGATTAACCTTGCTTATTCGTAGACCCTAAGATACAATCCTAAAGGAAAAGGAGCCATCGTGTTGCCTGATGGTTATTACGCCGTACCCTGCGGACCCGATATCTATCGGCTGCTTTGGCTGAAAACCGTCGTCGGGGATTTGGGAGAAGTAGATAAAGGAATGTTTGGCAAGCGGCTCGTGTATTACAAATTGCGAAAGGGCAAGTGGTGCGCTTTTGCATTTCTGACTGATGCCGGAGACTTGCAGATTCACCGGAAGTTTCAGCTCACTTGGACGCCAGAACAAGTGGCCGCGATCCGGTCCGCAGTTATGGCGATTCAGGAAAAGCCAGAAGTAGCAAAAAAGCTGTATAGCGAAGTTGAAACACAGGCGCGGCAGGCACGGAGCGTTTAGACCGGGCCCGATTCGATGGGGTAAGGAATGGCAGCGCAGGAACGGCTAGGGCGGACGCCGAAAAGTCCGCCCAAATTCTTTACAAGGGAGAAACAAAATGAGTACAAAAGTTTGGAAAGGTTTTCTGAATTTTGGTCTGCTCTCGATTCCGGTTTATTTGAATGTCGGCGCGCGCGACAAAAAACTTGAACTGAATACTTTTCACACCGCCTGCAATGGTCGAATCAAAATGCCCAAGTGGTGTCCCAGTTGTTCGGTAATGCTTGAACCGACAGAAACATACCGCGGATATGATTCCGGCAGTGGGATTGTCAAACTGACGGACGAAGAAATGGAAAGCATCACGCCGACTACCGAAAAGGTGATGGAGATCAGCGAATGCGTCGAATGGAAAGACGTGGACCCACTTTATCTGGCCGAATCATTTTATGTTTTGCCGGATGATGCGGGCCGAAAAGCATACGGCCTCTTGACCAAGACGCTGATGGAAACCGGCCGTGTGGCTGTCGTGCAGTTGACGAAATCATCGCGCGAGCATGTGGCGATTCTTCGCCCGAAAGGTCACGGCCTTGTTTTGAATTATCTTTGGTATCCGAATGAAATCGCCCAGGTTTCCGAATTTGAGAACCTGCAACCAATCGCCCTCAGCGCAGCGGAGACAAAGCTAGCGAAGCAACTCGTCGAAAGCCTGGCTGCGGACTTCAATCCATCGCAATACGAAGATGGCTACCTGCAACGGCTGAACACGTTGATTGCTTCGAAGCTGGATAGCAAGGTCGCCGCGCCAGCACCGATCAATATGCCGACACGGGCGGCAACCGTGGACATTTCCGCTGCGCTCGAAGCCAGCTTGAAAAATCCGAGGCGCAAGGCCGCCGAAAAAGAGGACGATGCTCCGAAAGGCAAAAAGAAATCCAAGAAAGCAGCTTAATTCTTGGGCCGCAAGGCTCACAAAGGAGATGCAATGGAATCAGAGACAATCACGATCGCCTTTCTCACCGAATTGGTAGGAGCGCAGCCTTGCGAAGGAATGCGCAATGAGCCAGAACTACGGTTTGCGTATCTTCGTTGCGGCAACCCTGCCATTGCTGTGATCAAAGGCGATGATCCGCGGGCCTATTTCATGTGCGGACCGTGCGCCATCTACAGCGTGAAGCATCGCGGCGGCATCCTCTGGTTCACTGTGGATAAATATCTGCAAGAGATTCTGAGAAAGGACCACAATGCCGCCTAAGCGCTTCATCGTCAAAGTGCAAATCAGTTGCACGACCACAATGGCTGTTTCTCAAGCGCTGATCTATGACAAAGACCACACGATACTTCAACAATTCGATGCATGGGAAGAACTGGTCCGGCGCGTCGGCTCAAGCATGAAGCGGTATATGTGGGCGCACCTAGACAGGTACAACCGTTTGCATCTGGACGAAGATGCGCCGGCCCAGGAGTGGTGATATGCCGGACACATTGCTTCCGTTGCATATCGTCGCCAAGCGATTATCGATTGCCCTGCCAACCATCCGTGCGTGGGTTTGGCAGCACAAGATTGAATTTGTACGCATCGGAGGGTGCGTCCGAATCCGCGAATCGGTCGTCGAGGACTTGATCAAAAAGGGAACTGTCCCTGCAAAACAGTAAAGGGAGGAACGAATGAACGATGAAACGGTTCAGGAAATAGCCAGCAAGGCAAAGTACACGCTATTTACGAACATCGCCTTTGCCCAACTCCTGGACATTCCAGCGATTCGCTTGGACATTCATGCCCTCTTAATCGAAGAAGGCAGCTTTGGATTCCTTGGACCGTCGTACCAAATCCGAGGGTTCGGCCCTGACGCGGCATGGCCCGTCTTCACCTTTTGGTTGAAGGACGGCCCCGTCGTTTATTCCATTGCTGACGCTCAAGACAATTCGAAAGTGTTCCTATCGTCCAGCGGCAAAACCCAACCCATCTTTGGGGGGTCTATTCTCACTGTTGAGGATGGCCCTCGTTTGTTTTTGCAGAGCGACGATCCCGAAAATCCGCTAGACATTTTCGAGTCCGTGGGTGACATCGAGAAAGTGTGGAACGAATTGGAAGACCGTGCATTAAAATACATGCACACCCCCTACGTTCCCCACAGTTTCTATCGTCCAAAGTCCATGCCCTGGCCAAAGGTCTAATGATGAAACGCCTATTGACCTATCACGACGCGGTGAAGACCCGCATCCAGCATACAAAGCCTTGCTCGGATTGTCCCTGGGCGAGAGTTTCTCTTCCCGGGTGGCTCGGCCAAGTGTCTGCCGAAGATTGGCTGGCTCTCGCTCACGGTGAGGGTATATGCGAATGCCATGCAACCGACAAACTCTGCGCAGGCTTCGCCATTTTTCGGGCGAATGTTTGCAAGGTGCCGCGTGACCCCGGAAGCTTTCGCCTTCCGGCCGATAAAGTCACTTGCTTTTCGAGCAACGCAGAATTTTTAGCGCATCACAAAAGGGAGAAATAAAATGTACCGCAAATTCTTGTCTCTAGGCAATCCAAAAGAACTAGGCTACGCCTTCGATTCGCAGGCTTTCGATACGAAGGCACCCATACATGACCATTTCCGGGTGTTCCAGACCTATGGCGACGGCTTGTGCCAGCATTCGGGCGATTGGGCTGCGACTTCTGAACAGATCACAGATTATTTGGCCTCGCTCGCCGTGGTGCTACAAACCGATGAAGAACTGCTCGATCAGGTTAAGTACAGCTTGGCGAACAGGCCAAGCAACAAATCAATCGAGTTTGCCGCATCCATCCTATGGAAAGCGCCGAAGGATGATAAGTCCTGGTCAAAACCTCGCTACTTTTCCGTGACGGAACAGAAAATTTCCTCCTCGCCGGAAAAGCGGCACGACAAGCGGTATCAGGAAATCACCGATGTCTATGACGGTTCTCCGGAAGCGATCTTCCGCATCTTGGTCCGCGAGTATTCCGATGGCATCGAGAAATACTGCTATGCCTCGGCCATTCGCGATTGGGTGCATGAGGGCGACAACCGCGGTTATATGCAGTTGCCGGGCATTTTCCTCAAGTGGTCGAAAGACAATCAAGACGCGCAGAAATTACGCGACGCCTACGAAGCCTGCTGGTATCTCATTCAAGCCTATCAGTACCGCCATATGGCCAACGGGCACTTGGAGAACTACAAGCGTTCGTTGCCACAGCCGGAAATCAAAAGCGACGCTGCCTGAGAAACGCCAATGACGAAAACAAAAGGTGTGCTGCGCGGCGTCAAATTTTCCGGCAGCCACCAAACCTATATCGAAGCGGCGCGTTCTTATTTGATCTTCTGGAAGACGCTGCCAGCGATCACCAAAATCGCGATCGGCATCATCGAACCGTGCCCACCAGGGCAGATTCACGTCAAATATCAACTCTTCGACCATGCCATTCGCGCGCGAGTCCGTGGTCAAGCAGCCGTTCAAACTTTCTGGATCTATGGCCGGAACCTGACAGCTTTACAAATTCAACTTGAGCAAAGGGAGAAACCATGAAAACGAAACTGGTATTCAAAGGCTCGGAAGTACGCAAGCTGATTGACGATTCAAAGCAAGCGACGGAACGCTCGATCCCCTATGTAGGTTCGAAGAAGAACGTTCCCGTGGGCCTGCTGCTTGTCAAAGACGATGGCGTGTATCTCATATCCAACGCCGTCACGAAACAAACTCCATCGGAATCCGGGCTCATTGCCTACGCAACCGGATATGGTCCTCCCAGCAAGCTGGACGATCAAGATGCACGCGGCGAGCAGTATGACAAAATCCGCCGGGCGGTTGGCGGCGATGATTTTGCCGAGGCTCTGGCAATCAATCCATCGACCGAGAAACTGATTGTCGCCGGCATGGACTTCATCGTCTATCTGACTCCCGACAAAGTGAGTATCCAAATCCGGGCGGCGGCATAAGCCATGACTCTCGATAAGGCCCTCAATGCGTTGCCGGACATTCTATTGGCTAATGTGGACCTGGGCCACCAAAAGACTCCAGCCGATTTGCTGTTCATGGCGGAGACAGAATTAAGCCTATTCGAAGAAGGTGAACCCGAGACGGAGATCAAAAGCGCCAAAGATCTGCGTGAAGTCAAAGCCTACATTAAGCTGATGCGTAAGGAGTGCGGACCATGATCGAGAACGCTCAACGGCAAGCCTGTGGCAATTGCGGCAAGGGAGAATTCGCCGTTTACATCACGCGGTCGGCGATAAAAGCCTACACCAAATATATCGTCGAATGCCTCAACTGCAAGAGCACCACCATCATTCAGCCAATGCCAGCCAAACTCGAAGCGGTTTGGGGCGAAGGCAGCGAAGGAATCCTATGCACTCTATCCACGATCGAAAAATAACGATTCCATCGTTCCTTTCGCACTTGCCGGTCCATCAAGGACTTCCCGTACCGTTCGTCGTGCTCTATGTGAAGGGCGTCCCGGACTTCCGGGTAATCGATCACGCCAAACGCAGTGCCTGCGTCCTGCAGAAACTCTGCGCCATCTGTGGCAACGCACTTAGCGAATATGCCTGGTTCATCGGAGGCCCGAAATCCATTGAAGCTTCAAACCTGTTCATGGACCCGCCACAGCATGAACATTGCGCCAGGTTCGCCATCGAAATCTGCCCGTTTTTGAGCGGCAAGGTTACGGAAACCAATCGCACTAGGCCCATTCCCATCGAAGGTGGCGATGTCCCGCTAGTGTCTCCCACGCGCAGTGAAAAGATCGGGATGCGCCGCACCAAGAAATACCGCCTCGTAAACTATCAGGGCTACGCGCTGATCGAAGTCATTCGCTGGTACGGCTTGCCAATCTGGCTGGCTTAGAGAGGAATTGGAATGAAGATTCATCCAAATCTCAGGCGTGACGAAGGAAAAATCATGCATAAAAGAACTGAACAGAAACGCGACTTTGATGGCCGAGTGCCGAAGAAGAAACAGATGGAAATGCAGGAAGAGGCCCTGGAAAGATTGCGCGAGGCCGAATCCTTCATCGGCAGTCCCGTGAACAGTTTGTTCATGGACGAACTGTCAGGCCGGCCGCGCCAGCGCTGGCTCGATTCCGTGCGTGACATTCTGCGCGCCAACGGCATCGAGCCGGAAAACCTGGAGGGACCGTGGCACACATTCTGAAACCGAGACCAAAACCGACAAAACTCAGCAAAGTCACCGGGATTCCCTACCAATGTAAATCTTGCGGGAAGATTCAAATCGATACCGGATACCAGGGCAGTGACATTACGAATTGCAATCAAACCAACTGCCACGGCGACGATATCCGGCCGTGCGGGCCATTGCAAAATATTCAACTTGTGATTTATTCCAACATTCGCCTCAAGCGGAGGAAGCGCTAAGGAGACTATGGTCTGCATAAAAATCATCTGCAACGCTTTGCTGATTCCCGGTCCGGAAGATGGCCAGTACATCAAAGAATTTCATGCAGACACCGACGAGGCCGGGCTCGGGAAAGTCATCGTCACGGCAGATATCAATGAAGCCAAGAAGTTTGCCGATGCCGAAGAAGCGCTGAACTTCTGGAAGCAGCAAAGCAAACGGTGTCCGTACCGCGATGACAATCGCCCAAACAGACCGTTAACAGCTTTTACGGTCGAGATTGAAAGGGTGTTATGACAAAAATGCTTCAACAGCTCACGGTGATGAGTCAAGAAGAAGTTGGCCGCGCCATGGGACTTACCGCGATGCGGGTATCTCAGCTTGAACGGTCGGCATTCAAGAAACTCCGCGCTGCGTTCAAAGAACAAGGCTATGAACTGCGGGAGCCGGCAAAGCCATTCCCCCACGGCACGCTTCGCCTTCTCGCCAAGCAAGAGCGCGAAGAGTGGATGTGGCGATTGTTACTTGCGGATTGCGACCTGAACGAATCGCCGGTGGCGAGAAACTGGAGGGCTCAATGATCTGTGGACCTTGTCAGCAGCCACTTGAAGAAGGCCAGTCCGCTATCTTCGGTATCGAGCGCAACGGCAGACTTACTTTCGGGTGGACCTGTTGCCATCAGCCCGTGGGAGACGTGGCCGTGATTCTCGGCTCCATGGTCTGTACGCAGCAATGGCTGAACGAGAATCCACAGTACGTGGACGAGATCAGCATCCTGATTCAGAATCACGACCACAGAAAACTAAAACCCACAATAGAGAGGCCCTGATGACGAACATATTCCCTTTTCTGGTGCTCGTCGGTACGGCTTGCGGATTTCTTTTAGGCGAGAGGCTTTGGTTTGCTCTCAACGGAGTCGAACAATGAGAACTGAATTTGGACTGGAACGCACGATATGCGATTGCAAAGTATGTCGTACGAATTGTTTATACATGCCAGGATTCCTTATTCCAACCGACTTAGACTACATGCTGCCAGCCGGGGTGGACCCGCTTGTGTGGGCCGAGACGAATCTTTTGGCTTCGCCAGGCGCGCTGGTCATGAAAGGCTTGCAGACTTTCCGCATCCCGACTCTTGTGCCAGCCGTAAAAGCCGATGGCAGTTGCATCAATCTGACGCCCGAAGGTCTTTGTAGCATCCACGATATCAGCCCATTCGGTTGTGCAATGTTCGATTGCGGCCCTGAGCGCAACCAGCTCTCTCATAGCGGCTTGAATGCTGTCTATCATGCCATCTTCGTGAATCCGGTCAGCCTTTATCGCAGGATTTGGACGCACTTGGCCGAACGTGGGCTCGTCCAGCAAGCCGCGGAAGTGCTTCGCGCCAAAATGAGAAAGGAACTCGAATGATCAAATGGGAGCCGCTCCAGCCAGCTTTTGGCGTATCCAGAGCCCCGGACACAGACTTGGGAAAGCGCATGGAACAGAAGAATGAGAGAGAGACATCGATATACAGAAACAATTTATACACCGTTCACAAACGCGAGACACCACTCTTCGACAAGGATGGAATCGAAGTTGGGACAGTAATTCAACTCTCCATACACGATCACGCTCGCAGCACACGCCGCGATTGGCGGCACTTCCAGAGAATCAAAAATGAATTGCTCGGCCCGGAGGAAGAAGCCATCGAACTTTTTCCAGCCGAATCCAGATTAGTGGATACATCCAATGAATTTTCGCTTTGGAGTATCAAAGGCATGAAGTGGCCCGTTGGATACAACGAGCGCTGGGTATCGGAAGGTGGCTATGATCTTGGCGCGAGGCAGCGCAAATGGGATGACGAAAGCCGGCCCGCCGACCTCCGCGATGTCACGAAAGAAGATATCGAAGATTATCTGCGAATGGAGAAACCATGAACATCAAAACCGTATTCGTCTGTCCTCCAATTCCAACGCGCAACTACGACTGGCAAGCCTATGTGGACGGCACAATCGATGGTGGAGATCCTGATTCGAAGGCAATCATTGGAAAAGGAGCGACCGAAGAGGAAGCCATCGCCGACCTCTTGGAACAGTTCGACGTGACAGTTTGACGATTTTTGTGGGCAACATCGAGCCTGGAATCCGATGCAAAGGGAGAATCAAAATGAAGGCAACGATTTTGTATTACAAGAGCCTCGAAGAGAACTCGGATAAGGAGTATCGGCTTCAGTTGGTCAAAAAAGGTACTGCATACGTTGTGCTTTTTCAATATGGTCGTCGCGCTGGGACTTTGACCGCGGGGACTAAGACGCCAACGCCAGTTTCGCTCGAAGAAGCAACCAAGATTTACGAACGCCTGGTCCGCGAAAAAACAAGCAAGGGCTACGTCGGCGCGGAAGCTGGCACCGCGGCACCGCTCGCACCAGTTGAACCGCCAGCCAACAGCACGCGGACGCAGTTCCCGGTCGAGTTGTTGGAAGAAATCACGCGAGAAGAAGCGGAAGCATTAGTCAAAGATGACCGCTATATTCTGCAAACCAAACTCGACGGACATCGCCGCCAAATTGAAAAGACAAAGGCCAGCAATTTCGTGGGCTATAACAAAAAGGGTGAAACAGTTGCACTCCCGGCAGAATTGGTCGACAGTCTCAAAGCCATCGCCCTTGATTCTTTTTTCATAGATGGCGAGATCATCGGCGACAAGTATTACGCCTTCGATATTTTCTTTGCCGATGGAACGAATATCAAAACCATGCCTTACGAAAAGCGCTGGCTACTTCTTGACGAGAAGGCTCCGGAATTCACGGTCGATACCTGGCTTTCAACGACACAAAAGCAAGCCGCCTTAGCATTGCTTCTGAAAAAACGCGCTGAAGGTGTCTGCTTCAAATGCAAAGATGCACCTTACCGTGCAGGTCGGAACGGCCAACACAAGAAATTCAAATTCTTAAAGAGCGCGAGTTGCAAGGTCATTGGAATGGGTCATAAAGGTCACAATTCCGCGACACTCGCACTGCTCGACGAAGGCAAATGGCGTGAAGTTGGCCGCGTTAGTTTGAACGGGAAAGATTCTCGAATTAGGATTGGTTCAATTCTCGAAATCACATTCTTATATGTCGGCGCCGGTGGAAGACTTTTTCAGCCGCGGGTCAAGGAAATGCGCACCGATATAGCGGAATCGGAATGTGTTTTTTCTCAACTAAAGAAAGCTTTCAAAGAAGGGATTGCAGCCTAAGTTTGCCGTGGCAGGCTAGGAAAGGAAGGAGAGGCGGGCAAAGTTGCGAAAAGGCCCGCCTTGGCCCGGCAAGGCAGGAACGGCAAACGCGGGCCGGGAACCGCCGCTAATTTTAAGAGGTACCAAACATGAAAGTGAGCGAATGGCTGCGGCAGTATCAGCTTACCGGAGAAGTACCAGAAGTATCTGATTCCGAGGCCGGGCCGGCACTGGCGTTCTGGGCCGGATGGCTGATAGGGCCAAGCCATTCACAGACAGCCGTATCGATGGACGATCGGCGGGCAATGGCCATCAAGGCCGCTGAATTTATCGAAACACATGCTCGATAACAAAAAGGAGAAACCAAATGAAAGCGATTCATCTGAAGCCACAACTTGCAGGCGGTAAGATTTTCAGCACGAAAGTGGGGCGGAAGTGGACCTATTTCACAATGCGTCTTTCTACCCGAACAATCAAGCGCGCAATCGCAATGGCCGGAAACTAGCCTGATGAAGAAGAAGAAACGCGATTGGTCAAAGGTCATCGAAGAACTCTGCTGCTGCGGCCACAAGAGGTCACAGCATGGCGGAGACCTGCATCATCTTGAATGCCTCCAATGCGAGTGCACGCGGTTCACTTGGAAAGCCTTCCTCAATAAGCAAGGGAAAGTTATTTAAAGGGCAGCAAGACGCCTGGAAGTTTTGCAAGGGAGAAACGAAATGTCAGAACTACAAAAAGTGCCAATCGGAAGTCTGCAAGAGTCAAAAAACAATCCGCGTCGATTCTTCGATAAGAAGGCCATGACCGAATTGGTTGCCAGTATCCGCGAGCAAGGAATCGTTACGCCCTTGCTCGCGAGACCAGTGCAAAATGGCGTAGGCCCGGTCTACAAGCATTTGGAGATCGTCTCCGGTCATCGGCGATATCTCGCCGCAAAAGATGCTGGCTTGGTCGAAGTGCCAGTACTCGTCCGCGAAATGACCGATCAGCAGGCCGTCGAACTGATGGTTCTTGAAAACGATCAACGGGAAAATATTCACCCACTCGAACAATGTACCGGCTACCAGCAATTGCAGAAGGAAGGGAATTTGTCCTTGGAGCAGCTCGCAACACGGCTAGGGAAGTCAACTGCGTATGTGCAGCGACGATTGAAATACGCGGATCTCATCGAGCCAATCCGGAAGCTGTTTCTCGAAAACAAAATCGGCGTTGGCCATGCCGACCAGGCCGCGCGGCTCCAGCCGGAGCAGCAGAAACAAATCGTGCCTTGGCTGAAGCGTGGCGACAGTGCGCGCAACCTCGCGGATGAAATCGCACGGCATTTCTTTCTGGTGCTGAAGCAGGCTCCATTCGATACGACTGACGCGAAGCTGGTAGCCAAAGCGGGGTCCTGTGTGACTTGCCCGAAACGCACCGGATTCAACAAGGCGCTTTTTGAAGACGTGCGAAGCGCCGACACCTGCACCGATCCGGCCTGCTTCGAGGAAAAGACCCGGGCCTTCATCAAGATTCAGGTGGGTACCCACAAGGACGCGGTCCTGCTGAGCATTGCCTCGCAGTATGAATCTTCCAGAGCCAAACACCTGACGACCTGGGTAAAAGCCGGCGACAAGAATTGCCCGGACACGAAACAAGGCGTGGTGGTCGAACAGATCAGCCACTATGCCAATCACAACCAGGAAGCGAAACTTGGTCAAATATTGAAGATTTGCACGAACCAGAAATGCAAGACGCATCAGTCTTATGCTTCTGACTCGGGCTATAAACGCAGTGATGCATCAAAGCAGGCCGATCGAAAGCGCAAGATCGAGCTGCGGCGCCGCGCACTGGTATTCAAAGAACTGGCGTCGGATACCTTCCCGATGGCCACTAAAGACTACCGCGTAATCTTGGGCCACGCGATCGAAGGACTCAGCCACGATCACGCCAAAAGTCTCGCTGACGCCATGGAATGGCAGCCAGCAGCCGCGAAGTATGGCGGGAAGGACTATCACGGCACAGTCAAGAAGAACCTTGCCAAATTGACCGCAGACGCCGTTTATCAGTGGCTCTATCTGCTCATGCTGGCGGAATCCGACCTGTGGTTCCACAGCGGCAGCACCAACAAGGCGCAACTGCTCGATGCTAAAGCAAAACAAGCTGGTGTCCCACTCGCCCAATTGGCCAAACAAGCCAGCGAAAAGAAATCCAAGCCAAAGGCCGCGCCGAAGAAGGTCGCATGAAATCAGAGGTCGTCGTCACCCTGGATATCACCGTGCCGATCAAGCATCTTGCGGCCTTCTATAAGGACATGGAGTTGATGTTCGGAAAGAACGGGATGCGCAAGATCATGAAGGCAGTTAAAGCCGGGACACCATATCCCATCCCGCATGTCCTCCTCTTGAGGACTTGGCATACCGTCCCATGGGTCAAGAAATGAACCAGGCACGAAACCGCTTGTTGCGTGCCCTCGAACAGATACGGGAATGCATGACGAAGCCGGATGGCTTTGTCTATTCCTGTTCCGCCGACTTCATCATCGAGCATGGGATCTGGTACGAGCCGGTGGCTTATCCGCCAGACGGTTATCGCGGCCTTCCAAAACACTGCTACGGGAATTCCGTTTTTGCAGGCGCGATCTACAACCTTAAATATGTCGAAGGCTATGCGCTGCCCGGTTTTGGTGGGGCCGCCTTGCCAGTTCCTCATGCCTGGAACGCAGACGCGCAGAATATTCTGCTCGACTCAACCTGGTTCAATGAAGGTTCCGCTTATTTGGGTGTGGAATTTTCCCTAGAGCGTGCCGATGAGGCCACGTGGGACGGCGATGCTTGTGTGCTCAACGATTGGCATCGCGGATTTCCGCTTCTCAAACAACGATGGAAAGGAGAGATGGCGATCCCGGCGGCGAGTGAGCGTCTCCGATTATTGCGCGCCGGGCGCCTTGAGGAATGCATACGACTGATGGAGGAAACAAAATGAAGAAGCACAAAATCTTCCCGAAGACGATGCAGACAATTGATGCAGCCATCAAAGCCGAAGTGAAACAGTGGTTGGAATCAAAAAAAGGGAGAAACAAAATGGTTACGAAACTGAAACCGAGTGCGCAGTACATCGCGCGTTGGCAAGTCACCAGCATGACTTCCGATGCCCAATACGTAGTTTCCATGAAAGCGGACGGGACCTGGGCATGTTCCTGCCCGTTCTGGAAGTTTCACAAAGCGCCGAAGATCGCGTGCAAGCACATCGACCTGATCTTGTCCAAGGAACCAGTGGATAAGAGCCGGACGACTCCTGCGGCGGAACAGGCATTCCTCCGGGCCGGCCGCAAAATCACAAGCAGTGCTCCGATCGAGCCGATATTTTTATTGCAAACGACGCGATCAATTGTCTTGCAGGATTAACCGCGCCTGCCCTGCCGGGACTTATGTTAGTGTCTAAGATTCAAGCCAGGGCGCGGCCTAAGCGTCCAAAGGGAGAAACACATGACCACCATGCATCACGGCGACAACAAAAATTGTCCACAGGTGCAATCCGGCCAATGGACGCATTGCAAGGGCCATGAAGTTCCTACACAGAAGCCAATCCGCGTCGTCATGAATGGCGGTGTCATTCATAGGATTCACAACATCCCGCCCGGCATGACCGTGGAAATCTACGATTATGACTGTCAGGGTCAGGACATCGCCCACCCAAACATGATGAAAGATGAGCATGGCAAGCGCGTCTTCGTCAATCTTTGGGGTCAGGGAGGGCAGCTCAAGTGACGAAAAGCTTGCCGTTCCCCGAGCCACTAACGGAGAAATACCGCCCGCGGCGAGTGAGCGAATTCATCGGATTGATGAAGGTGAAACGCACGATCGAACCATTCGTCAAGAAACCATTCGAACATAGCTGGTTCTTTCTCGGCGGATCTGGCCTTGGGAAAACGGCCCTGGTACAGGCCATCGCCGAAGAAATCAATGCCGAACTTCACGAAGTCCCGAGCGCTGAATGCGACCTGGACCGGGTAAGGCGCGAGACGGAAATGTGCAGATACGGCGCATTCAATTTCGATACCGGCAAAACCTGCGACTGGCATATCCTCTCTATTCACGAGGCCGATAAAATGTCGCCAGCGGCCCAAATCTCTCTCCTGTCCAAAATGGATTCGACCGCATGGCCGCCGAAAACCATTTTCATTTTCACAGCCAACAGCAGATTGAATCTGGAGCCTCGATTTATGTCCAGGTGCAGCGTGCTCGAATTCGATGCCGAAACCCTGGAAGAAGAACTTGGAGCCTACTTAGGCGCGATTTACAAGAAAGAGGGCGGCAAATATCCTGTAAATTTCTGCGATCTGGCCAAGAGCGTTCAATTCAATGTTCGGGACGCGCTAAACAAATTGCAAGTGGAATTGCTCCTCGGTGATAAACGGGAAGGTCTTCCAAATGGGGATTTGAAAATCCTTCCAGTACACACCCACGATTGCGAGAAATGCCACAAGCCGTGGAAGTGTTCGGAGTTGAAATGCAAACTGCCACACCTGACCATTTGTCCGACATGCGGCGGTGCTTCGAGCATCGGCAGTTTGCGCGCGCAAAAAGCTTGGCGAACAATTCGTCGCAATATTGCTGAGGACTTGAAGCATAAAAAGAAAGGACGACCATGAATCTCGAATACAAGACACTTTACAAGCAGGAAATCATTGGCAAGCATGCTTTGGGCATCGAGGTTCGCGTTTCTTTGCATCGGCCGGTAACCGAAGCCGATGAACGCGCCGCGAGGGACTTAGCCGACAAACTGGTAGAAGCATTGGAGCTGGAAACAGCGCGGCTCGATCCCGATGTTGCCGTCGAACGGGAAGTTGAACGCCAAGCACTGGTTGGCCTATTTGAACCCTTTTCGCTTACCGGGCTAATTTTCGTAGAGGAAATTCCCAACGGCTATTGCTCCCAGCCTTGTTGCAGCCAGAAGCCGTGGTACACCATAACCACAAGGAAAGGCCGAGTCACTTTGGGCTGGCGCAAGCGAGTCATCGCAATAAATTGGGAACCGTCAGTCGCTGGCCCGGCTGACGTTGTGTTCCCGAATGAGGACGTCACCAAGATTGACCATTCGATTCATGCCTGGGGCTACGATAAGGCAAAATTATATATCCAGCGGTTGCTACAGCCGTAAGGCAGCACATGCCTCGCTGGCTTGAAACATAGAGACAAAGATTGATATAATCACAGCACATGAACTCACCAGACTTATTCGGCGGCATGACGCGAGTTTACAGGAGTAAAAGATGCAAACACGGCAACGCTGCGTCCAACTGTGCAAGGTGCGCTCCTCACCGTTTCTGCAAACATAAAAAGAGGCGCACTAACTGCAAAGAATGCGGCGGGAGCAATGTTTGCACTCACGGTAAAATCCGTGGCAAATGTATGGAATGCGGAGGTGCTCCCGCTATTGCCAGGGCAATGCTCTCGCGAGCCAAGGCGTATGCGAGAAAGCACGGACAATCTCACATCGCCTATGGCGACCTATTGGGACTCGTACTTCCAATGAAGTGCCCGGTATTCGGAACGCCGTTTGTGCAGAAGAAAACGAAGGGTTCGCCTGACCCAGACTGTGCCAGTATTGATAAGTTCTATCCTCAGCTTGGGTATGTCAATGGTAATGTATCCGTTATCTCCCGCAGGGCGAATACGATAAAAGGTGATTCTAGGTCGGAGCAAGTTCTCCGCGTCGCGTTATGGATGCATCTTAGACAAAAAGGACTCAAACCTTCTTTCGAGGAAGTGACCAATCTTCTAAATGAAGTTTACGATTTCCTGGCAAAAACCTAGTGTATACTTATGACCAGACGAGGAACCAATGGCAAAGAAAGACAAATTGAAATTGAGCGGCCCGGCTTTGGAATTTTTCCAAAAAGTTGGCAGCAAAGGCGGCCGCGCTCGCGCAAAAAGACATTCCGCCGCGCAATTATCCAGATGGGCAAAACTTGGCGGCAGACCGCCCGGCTCCAAAAAGAAAAAGCCTGAACCCGAATCTGAAGCTGCTGTTGCCTAGAGACAAATCCCCATGACAATTATGCCGGCCGCGTACAAGCCCCCGCTGGGGCTCCCTTTTTTTTGGCGCGATGAAGTCTCCGGAACATTGATCAGCGCCGTCAACGCTTACCTGGACAATCGGATCAAAGGAACCACGGTTACTGACGAACAGATTTCTTTGGTGCGCGACTATCTTTGCCATTGGATCAACGCTCCCTGTTGGGACCAGCCGGAATTCCAAACCGAACTTGCAGACCTGAGAATCAGCGCGCGCGACTTGGCCACGGCGACAGAAATAAGCCAGTGGATTTTCAAGGCGCTCGATATCGGGCTCGATCCGCTATGAGTGCTTCGGCGCTGCAGAAAAAAACCGACAATCGTTCTTTAGCCGATAAAGTTTACCTACGAAGGTTCCTGATTGAGGAAGCCCAGATGGAACCGCTGCGTGTCCTTGATTTATTTGCCGGGGAGGGAATGGTTTGGTCGGAGCTCCGGCGCCAGCCGCGCTACGATCCGGACTTATCTCCCGAGGATCAGCCGCGGGCCTTGCAAGTCCAAACGTATACGCCGGTCGATGCAGTCGCGAAGCAAGCCGGCCAGCTCCAAATTAAAATCACGCCGCGCTTTATCGCGGCCTTGAATGGCGATACGAAAGTCGATGAATACACCGGCACAGGCTTGGGTAGGTATAACACGGTGGACGTGGACTGTTACGGCGATCCATGGGAGATCTGGCATGAATTGCTATTCCGGATCAAGCAACGCACAGTTGTATTTTTGACGCGCGGGACTGTATCTTATGGCCAACACGGACCCGGAAGCGGCAAGATGCCGATCAGCAAGTTGGCAAAGCGGGTGATGGGTATCCCTGAGAGTTGGAATGTTCCCGGAAAGAAAGAAGTATTTGATTACGCGGACAAATGTCTTCTGACGATGCCGTGCCCGACGGCCCATATTACCAGAGGCTATGTTATCAATCTAGGAAGAGTCGATTACTACGGCTTGCTTGTCGAAGCGCAGTAAAAATCATTGACAAATTAGACCCTAAGTTATAATCTTAACCCGGACCGGTTAGTCATGGCATGTCCAGCCTCGGCGGGACAAGACACGAACTGGCCCGCTTGGGTTAGGCGCGGTGTTCGCGTTCTTGGAATTGTACGGCAGGGACAGGTAAGTCAGTGAAGGTGAAAGGAGTAAATTTGGGCGATACAACGCGTATTAGCTGGGCCTCAAAAACTTGGAATCCATTTATTGGCTGCAGGACCGTGTCGCCAGGGTGCCACGCATGCTATGCCCGAGCAATGATTAACCGGATGCGCGGCACACCGGCGAATCCTCATCCATTTGATACGGTAGTCCGCACAAAAACTTGGAACGATCCAAAACGCTGGCAACGGGAAGCAGAAAAGGCCAAGCGTTACGATCTGGTTTTTACTTGCAGCTTGAGTGATTTCTTCATTCAAGATGCCGACCAATGGCGTCCGGAAGTATGGAAGATCATCCGAGACACTCCGAACCTGGTCTATCAGATATTGACCAAGCGCCCGGAATTGATTGAGCGGCGCCTACCTACTGATTGGGGGATTGGTTATAAGAATTGTTGGATGGGAGTGAGCGTCGAAAGCAAAAAGTATTTGAAACGCATGGCAGTGCTCCGCGCGATTCCCGCATACGTTCGGTTTGTATCCGCCGAGCCATTGCTCGAAGACATTACGCCGGACCTAGAGGAATATGTTGACGGCTTCTCGCAACTGATTGTGGGCGGAGAATCCGGAAACAATTCTGACTTATTTCGTTTCATGGATCATGAGTGGGCCAGGCGCATCCTGAAGATTTGTAGGAAGCATGATATTGCTTTCTGGTTCAAACAAAGCAGTGCTCCCAGAACAGAAATGAAAATTGAGCTAGAAGGCGAAGGCAAAATTCAAGAATATCCATCTGCCTACTTCCAGTACGGCAAAGAGAAAAGTGGATTGTTCCCATGAGACATCCAACCGGCTACGTAAAGCAGCAGCAGAAAATCTTTGACGCTTGGGGCCAGGTTCCGATTGGGACTCCGGTGATCGTTGAAAAAGACGATGGCACAGAAATAGAAACGACCACGCGCAGCGAGGCGGAGATGCTTAGTGGCCATACTGCCGTTATTTGGCTGACAGGAGTTAGCGGCTGCTATGCCCTTGAGAGAGTGAGGAAAAAATGATGAGCAGCGTAATTCGTTGTCCAGTTTGCAAAGCATTAGTGTCAGTGCGCTTCCCGCTTCACGAATGCAAGGTGCCGCTATCGTCAATCAAGAGCGTCCCCGAAGCAGAAGGGTTGGAGCGAATTCACCTTTCCGGTGCGCCGCACAGACGCAAGAAGAGGAAAGATCCATGACGGCATATGAACGGCTCGAAGCCGCGATAGGCCAGGCCCTTTTATGCGGTTTGACACGCGAACAGATTCTAGCCATTGCGCGCGGGCACGGTTCTACCACGTGACAGGCCATCTTTTTAGCCACCAGTTCGGCTGGCTTGCCCGGATATTTTGCGGCTCTCGATATTGCTCGGGTCATTTCAGAACTAACGAAGGAACTCAATGAACAGCGAAAATCTAACGGTAGAGTGGATTGACGGCCACCGGGAGCCTCAAAACGCTCCGGACCCGAAATATCCGAATGGCATCGATATCGATGTTTCAAACGGCCATCCGTTCCAGTTTACCTGCCAGACGGCCTTGCCATATCCAGCGCCGCGTTGTGGGCAGTATCTCATTTCCTGCTCGCGGTGCGGATGGACAGGCATCGTGACAACGGCTGGCCGGCCGGACGATCCGCGGTCGATCAAGATTCCGTGCTCGATTCCCATCGATACAACCGTGCGGAGCCAATGAATGAAACTATCGGACAAGCAACGGCAGGAACTCTTCAATGCATTGCGCGATCCAGAATTACCAGAAGCAGCCAGCGTAGACGCCATCGGCCAGCTCGATGAAATCATTGCCCAGGATATCGACCGAATCGAGCCAATTATCGCACGCTGGCTTTCGAAACAATCAGCGCTAGAGAAAGCCCTGCGGGATTTACTGGACGACCCCTACTGGCAAAAACGGATTGCCTGCGTCGAAAGCGGCTTTGGCACCGCCACGGAATATGGGCAAGTGGTGCTTCGCGCACTAGAGGCCCTAGGGAATCAATCATGAGCTGGGAAACCTACGAGGATGCCTGTCCCGGATGCAAGCCAGCGATGCTCAACCTCGCCACAGGCGCAAGACTGCCGGATGATTCCCCGGAAATGAAATTGATCCTAGCCATATTCGATAAATTAACTTTGCCGGAACGCCAAGCCTGGCACCGATTTACCTGCATGAATTCCAGGGCATCCGGCGATTTGGAAGTTATCAGTAGATTCCAAGGCCAGATCCAAGCGGCTTTGACCGCCCTCGAAGGATTCAAAAATTGAGAACCAGGCGCAGTCCGCGGAATCAAGAAATTCTCTGGCGTGCTCTTGGCGGTCCCCGGCCGCCAAAGCCGCCGCCGCCACCGCCGCGTACGGATGCTGAAATTGACGCTATGTGGTGGTTGTCGAAGCGAACGCGAGCCGCGCTCAAAAAAGAAAGGAGGCACCATGCGATACTGGTCAAAACGTGAAGACCTGATTTTATGTCGGCTCTATCCCGATCATCCCCGGAAAGAACTTGCCGCCAAACTTCACCGGTCCGATGATTCGATCAAGAGCCGCGCGGAGAAACTTGGAATCAGAAAAAGATTTGGCTGCAAGCCTTGGACGGCTGCCGATCATGCACAGTTCCGTAAAATCTATCCGCACTTGCCTTGTGCCGAAGTGGCTGGCCTCTTGGGCCGCACTCTCAATAGCGTCCATGCTCAAGCGGGCATATTGCATCTACATAAAACAAAAGCATACACAGAGACTCTTCACGCAGCCGAAAGCGCGCGCTTGCGCCGGTGCAGCGTTCAAACGCGGTTCAAGCCCGGGCAGGTTCCTCATAACAAAGGCTTGCGACGTCCAGGGTATTCCTTGGCGCATGGCCGCATGGCGGAGACAACCTTCAAGAAAGGCCAGCGGTCACGCAACTGGTTTCCAGTCGGAACCATCAAGGCGGATTCCGACGGCTACCTGCGAAGGAAGATTGCCGATCGAGTCCTGGGCGGATTCGGCAATCAGAAAGTATGGGAATTTGTGCATCTTCGCATATGGAAAGAGGCGCATGGAAAGGTTCCTCCAGGGCATGCCGTGGTTTTCAAGGATGGCAACAAACAGAATACCGTTCTTACGAACCTGGAATGCATCACCAGGGCGGAGCTGATGCGGCGCAATTCCATTCACCGGCCAAGCTATCCTCCCGAACTCAGGAAAGTGATTCTTTTGACCGGAGCACTGAAACGGCAAATCCGAGAAAGAAAGGAAAAGTATGGAAAACAACAGGAAGATGTCAGACTTGCGCGATCATTTGTTCGACGCGCTCGAAAAGCTAAAAGACAAAGACAATCCCATGCCGGTTGAGCGCGCCGAAGCGGTAGCTCACGTGGCCGCGCAAATCATCAATTCGGCCAAGGTGGAGCTCCAATTCCTGAACATAGTCGGCCAGGAACGGTTGCCGGCGCTGGCCGACCCTAAAAAGACCGGGACCTTCTTTGAATCGAAGGGGCTCGGTACCGGGAAGCAATTGGGAGCGCCTATCCGGGCCATCGGCGAGAAATGACGGCTCTCTTTATCCACGTTCCGATGTTTGGATCCGTCAACGTGGATTCGAAGCCCATTGTTTGCGCGCACTGTAAGAAGAACGATTGGATCTGGCAGAAAGCCAGTGTGGTCAATTCCGATGGAAATGAACGAATTCTGTGCATGTGCGGGCAGCCAAGCTGGATCAACTGGCCACTCCTGGAGCCTGATCATATCTCGACATGGCTAAATTCGGAGTATTGTCCGCACCGATTGTGCAGGATCAAGTATGCGGAACTCTGCAAGGAAATGTCCTGGAAAGGACGCGCCAAAACCGGGACGAGGTGAGAAATGATCCGGTATTCCGATTTCACCATCAAGGAAGTCAACGAAATGAATGACATTGGATTCGCGCTTCACCGGGAGCGCGGGCCGGCGCATTGCGAGAACTATCATCCGGCCGTTATCGGCCCGCCCGACTGTGATTGTCTTGCCGAAGGGAGCCGCATTTGGCTGAGCAAGCAGCCACCGACGGTGGAACCGTTTTTCTCAGGACGCAGAATTGTCTTGGAATAAATTTTTCCGGTCGCGTAGCCAAACGGGCCAAAATTAAAAGGAGAATTCACATGGGCAGTGGACGTTTTGATGCACCTACCTACTCACGCGCGGCATCAACGCGCAGACTCACCGGGAAGGATGATTTCGAATACACGCAAACAGCGACAACCATCCACCCGGACCTCGATCCGAAACGGATCAAAGCAAAGCCGTTCGGGAAACTCGAGAGCCGCGACAGCACGGAGCACCCGGAATCGAATGCCGTCCTGCTTTGCTTGGACGTCACTGGATCGAACATCTCGCGGGCGCGCGAAGCGCAGCAGAAACTTCCGAACCTCATGGCGCTGCTTGAGCGCTATCTTCCCGATCCCCAGGTAGCGATTGCCGCCAACGACGATTGGACCGTGGTCCGGGACAAATCTACACAAATCTCAGACTTCGAATCCGACAACCGGATCGACGAGCACATTCGCAAGCTGATGCTGGTCGGACAAGGTGGCGGCAATCAGGGGGAGTCCTACGATCTCGTCATGTATGCGGCCGCCAATAAGACCATCCTCGATTGCATGGAGAAGCGCAACCGGAAGGGTTACTTCTTCATGTATGCCGATGAACCCATTTTCTCGACAACCAGCGCGGAACATGCCCGGTCAGTGTTTGGCGACAGCCTTCCTGGATCGATTCCGATTGAAACAACCATCCTGGCGCTCAAGCAGCTCTACAACGTTTTCGTGCTCTGGCCGGTAGGCGGCTTCGATAATGCCAGGGAACAGTACGTGCGCCTGTTCGGCAACGAATGCGTCATCACGCTCCAGCATCCGAACCTGATTTGCGAAGTAATCGGATCGCTCATCGGCATGACCGAAGGCCGGCTGAACAGTGAAGCCGATGCCGTCACGGACCTCGTAGCCGCTGGCACTGACGCCGCCGAAGCTGCCGCCATCAGCAAAATCCTCTGGGGCGGCCGCAAGATCAATCTGGGAACTTCCGCGACAGCCTGATGGACTATCAACTCACAAAGAGAACCGCTGTCGCAGCCCGCAAAAAGAAGAATGCCGATGCCCGCGCCGACGAGATTCGCCGTCTCGCCGCGCGCGGGGTCAGCAAACCGGAAATTGCGAAGCTCTTGTGCATTCATGCGACGACCGTGCAGAAGGCTCTGGCAAAGCGAAGGCCACAATGGGCGGGGTAGAGTGGCTATTGGCGATACTGATGGTCGTAGGCTTTGTGAACCTCGCCATAGTTTGGGTCTTTTGGCCTACACGCGATAAGGGGGGGTAAGCCATGAAGAAAGAGACGAAGAAGGCTTTGCTGATCTATTTCTGTATCATCGCTTCCGGTTTGGTTTGGGGTTATCTCATGCGGCATGTCCCGGTCCCGAATTGCGGACTCGATCCTACAGCCTGCCTCGACAAGAAATGAAAGGGACGACGATGACTGAAATATTCGGTTGGATACTCATTGGGAATTTGACATGGATCATCGTAGCCAGCTTCTGCATGAAGTGGTCCTACCGGAACGGTGTGACCGACGGCTACGGCTACAGCCGCGAACCGAACAATCCGCTTTATCAAAAAGCCGGGGAGTGGCTTCGCAAGAACGCGGCACACAGATGGATAGAATTGCGATAAGAGTTTGACGCTGCAGGCGGGCCTTGGAATGCAAAGGCATGGAAAGACCGGTCGAGCCAGGGCTGGGTGTGGCAGGCACGTCAAATGGATAGGGCCGTTAATCGCGGCCCTATCTTAATTTAGGAGGGATTGTGAAGCAAAGTTTCCTCGTCTGCGGCTTGGGTTTTGGCGACTGCGGCAAAGGCAGTACAGTTGACGCACTTACTTTTTGGCATAATGCCGGGCTTGTCGTCCGCTATTCCGGAGGCTGCCAAGCAGGGCATTCCGTAGTGACACCCGACGGCCGGCATCATATCTTCCAGCAATTCGGGAGTGGCACTTTCCATCCCGGTGTGCGCACGCATATCTCAAGATTTATGCTTTACAATCCAATAAATGCTATGAGAGAAGCTGAGCATTTGGCATCACTTGGCGTCACTGACGCCTGGGAGCGTACAACGGTCGACGCCGAAGCATTAATCGTCACCCCTTTCCACAGAGAATTGAACCGCCTCTTGACTCTTCCAGGCAACCGCACGAACACTTGCGGCCAGGGCATCGGCAAGTGCCGCCAATTCCATCTGGAGTTTGGCGATCGGGCACTGTTCGCCGGCGACCTAAAAAATGAAACTTTAGTTCGCCAGAAACTTAAGTTTATCGAACTCTGGGCCTCGGATGAATTGAGCGCCGCCGGGTTTATGACCAAGCCATTCGTACGCTATGTCGATCCAACGCTGCAGAAAGACGATCTGATCGACGTGTGCTGGAGCTGGTACAAAAACTGGCCGGCGAAGGTGGTCGACCGCGGGCATCTGAAAACCTTGCTCGCCGAGACAGATTGCGCCATCTTCGAAGGGGCCCAGGGCGTGCTGCTCGATGAGAATCATGGCGAGCCGGGATTCAATACGTGGACGGATTGCACATTCCACAATGCGGATACGCTCCTGAATGAATCCGGCTATGATGGCAAACGCACGCGCGTCGGCATTATCCGTACCTACTACACACGGCACGGCCTCGGAGCATTCCCGACCGAAGATCCGACTCTGAGCTATCCCGAGCCGCACAACGAGCCAGGATTCCCCGGAGCATTCCGGTACGGCCGTTTCGACGAGCAGCTATTCCGCAAAGCACTCGCTATTTGCGGCGGGGTCGACTGGATTGCCTTGAACCATCTGGACCAGGCGCCAAACCCGCTGCCAGCCGAATTCCGGAAACTGGTTCGCATCGAAGGCTATGGGCCGACTTACAACGATCGGAAGGAATCCCAATGCCCATGACCCACACTCATTTTTGCTCCAAATGCGGACACTTGCGAACGTGCACGCTGCCGCGGCGTCTTGGCGATCCCGGGCCACTTTGCCCGGCGCGCACGGAAAAACTCGAGGATTCCTGGATCTGTTTCCTGTGCGCTGGCAAACTTTCCCCTCCGGAAATTGCATTGCTCAATCGAGTGTCGCTATGAAGCTGGGCCTGCTTTGTAAAATCTTCAGGCATCGGTGGGAGAAAATAAATATCACTCTTCGGTGTGGGTGCCTCGATTGTTTGTGGACATGCACTCGATGTAACAAAAGCGAACGCACCGTGCTTTTTAGAAGCCGAGGCTGTGCAGTGCACGGATATTGAAAACTTTAAGCGTCGGCCAGCGTTTCTTCTTTCTCTTCTTCGAGATAACGTTTGGGTGAGTCTATCTCGATGAGAATCGGCTGGAGCGGCTGCCCGAAAGTCAACAGCGTCAGCCAAAGGTTCCCGGTTACGAGCAGCTTGAACCGTTCACGCCAGGTCAGCTTCCACCGGCTGATCACGCGGCCATCGACCATGACGGCCGGCAACGGATTGTATTGCGGCTGATGCTTTGCAAAAACAGTTTCTTCCAGGTCCATCCCGGGAATTACTGGCGATATCGATCTCATATTTTATTTTTCCTTACTTCCGGTATTTGGATCACCGGATCGAGCGCTTTCCATGTGGCATCCGCTTGAATTGCCAAATGCGGCGTGAAGCCATAGATTTTGTTGCAATCATCGCACAACACCATCCAGCGCGACATCACTGCTCTTCCATCCGGCGATTTCCATTCTTTCTCCGGCATGCCTGGGCCAAAACTGTAGAAGTGCTGCGGCCGGCTATTGGGATGGCCGCAATGAAGAATCGATTCTCCATAATGCGGTTGCTCTTTCGTGAAAGGGCGTTTTTCTTCGCTCAATGAATGGTTTCCTTGATAAAGACTTCCACATATCCTAGTTTGTCCTCGAATAAGCTGCGGGCCAGACTGTCCGCTTCCGACTGCGTATCACAATGATAGGCCTCGACGAGAGTATTCCCTTCGGCCCGCGCGACGATGAAGCCACCGGCGAATTTATTCACGTCGGTATCAATTGATTCTATGGTGTGGACGTCAATGGGAGAGATCATGGAGAGTACTTCCGTACTTGCCTCCCGGTACTATTGCTATCGTAGTGGTTTAAGCGTACGAATTAAACCAATTTTACAGGTAACAGAACAGAGGCTGCTCCCGTATGCGGCGCTGGTACATGTTACTGGATATCCACAACCATGTAATCCACGATGAGGCATGGCCGCTCGAGGTGCGCCTCGAAGTCTGTCGGCTGCTCCAAAAAAAAATGCTTTTACTTGGCGACCTCAAACCTCTTTCTTTTGCAGAAAATACCATTGGTTCAATCCTTGAAAAATCCGCTGGCGCGAAGTAAACTTCGGTTTGGCAGGTGTCTGGGCTAGGGCTGAGGACTGCGCATTCCGGGCAGTCCTCTTTTCATCCCCAGTCTCATGTCCTAATCTTCGCCTGCTTAATCGCATCCTCCAGATTGATATCTCTCCAATAGGTGGACGGCGCGATCAGTTTGTCCTTCTTCATCTCCGCCACAAGTTTCTTCTTGTCCAGAATCTCTTTCAGGAAGAGAGGATGCCTCAGCAGCCATTCCACCTTTTGCTCCAAAGTCGAGTGTGATTTATTTTTTCCGGAGCGTCGTTCGTCCATTGCTACCTCACTATTTGGCTGCTGCCTTCTTTGCTTCGTTCTCGCAGTTCTTGCAGATCGTGCCTTCTACCGGCCATGGAGTAGAGCTGACGGTGATTCCCATAGCCTGACCGATACGCTTCGCTTGCAACGTATGACGGTCACACATCGGAGTGTCCTGGCCGGGCCAGTGGACTATTTCGGTTGCTTCGCTCATTTGAGATTACACTCCATCCCAAGTTCGTATAGCAGTTGCCAGGCAGTTCGACAGCCGAGCTTGATTCTTGCTTTCATCAAGAGTTTCCTGGCTGCGCCGTGGCAAATGTCCATGTAGGATGCCGCTTCTTTGATAGTAAGCCCACAGATCAGCAACGTGACTAGCTCTCTGGACCTTGGGCTAAGTCTTGCCATGACTCGTCTCCTTCTCCTCTGTTCGGGAGGCCAGGGCGGCCTTTAGCCAATTTGCTTTTGGTGTGGCCCACTCCGGACATTTTCGTAGCAAATCCAGCATCCCTTCTCGCACCTTTTGATCGTGGGCAGCGAGCAGCGGCAAGATCTCTGCCCAACAGTCACTCATTGAATCACTGCCGACATACCAGTGTATTTTCTCTTTTATAGCACTCAGCGCCCCAGCACTTGCGGCTTGGGGCTGGAGCGCCGTTTCCAACTTGGCTTGGATTGCTGGCTGCCAATGTTTTACTAGTCCCTGAATTTCCGGCGTGAGATTGTCAAATGGAGCACCTGCGAGCACCGCGAGGACGTTCCTAATTCGGATGACGACATGGCCTTCCGCTTCGGCTTGGACGCTGGTGAGCATTTCTAAGGCCAAAGGTTCTATTGCTTTCTTCGCCTGTCGAACGTTATACCGAAGTGTGCTAGAAGGAACGCGGCCACCTTTTCCAATTGTCGCAAGTTGCTGGGGGTCAAGCAGGCCAGCTATTTTGTCGGCAAACTCCCTCGCTCTTTCCTCTAGGGTGGACTGCGCAGCCTCATCACTGATACTGCCATTGAACTCTTCCCGGCTCACAATTCGCTCCTCAGCCCGTTTGATATTCGGATTGTTCTCATGGAAGAAAGCCTGGCCGGGATAGTCTTCAGTCTCACTCGCGGCCCGTTCGTTCGTGCCCTCGTAGCGGGTACCTCCTTTGTAAATCCCTCCTGTGCTTTCTGGTGCTTGTTCATCCGCTCGTAGCGCGGATTCCAGTTCGTCGGCGCATGTTCTAACTGCCAGAAATACGGCCATCCAGTCTGGGATGCCTGAATATGTAAATTGCTCTTTGCGCCACTTCTCAACTAGCTTTGCCACTTCGCTCATGGCTCGCTCCTGCTCAGGTTGCCGGTCAGGACCAACCAGATCACCATAAAAGTCGCGTTTGGCTTCGCTCATGGCCCATTTCTCCTGAAATCTTGGGGCTGTGGCTGTCCTGCGCTTGTTGCTTGTGGTTTCTGATTTCAAGCTAACTGCGCACCGCAGCCCCAAGTCCTCACGCGCATCAAGTCACCGCTATTTATTGCTGGTTGCACTTCTGATTTGCCATCGCCTTCTTTGCGAAAAACGACGCCTCCTCTAACTTTGTTCGCACGATTGCCATTTCCCGGCCTTCCGTGCCGCACATGCCCTCGATAGAACACAGGAAGCCATGAAATTCCCCAGCCAACGACTTTGCCAGTCCCTTGCCCTGCTCGTTCAGCATATGGACTTCAAACAACGGATTTAGCATTTGTCAATCACCATCCTTCGCGGCGCTAGTTGCGCCTGAAACTCTGGGATGGGCTGCCTTGCACTTCTCACTATGCTTCTCGCCTTCTAGGTCACCATCGCAATCAGGATAGCCAATGCAGCGAGCGGGATGGGCTGCTTGGGCTAGGGTACGAATTCCATCTGCAATGCTCGTCTTTTCATCGGCCCGCCGTCTCCTCACCCACGGCTTTGCGCCGCGCCCTTAGCCGGATATTCAACTTTTCTGGCCTTCGGATACTTCTCCGTGTATTCGGCTGCTGGAATCCTCGGAAACTTATCATGCCACTTCCCAATTTCAGGGTCGCACGCGCTGCATAGCTGAGGCTTTTCCTCAATGTGCGCTTGCCAGAAGTTTGTAAGCGCTGTGTTGTCCACGCAATGGCATTGCTCACATTCAAATAGCGGCATCGTCACTCCTTCGGGCAGATCATCGGTCAAGAACGTCGCGGCAGGCAACGATTAAGCTGTCCATCAGCGCCATCCAATCCATGGGATGGCCGGCGCGCGTCGATATTTTTGCCCGTTCGCATTGATCCAGCACATAAGAAGCAAAATTCTCATCGATCCAACGCTGCTGGCGCAGAGCCCTTTGTAATTCATCGCAATTTTTAATCAGACAGGCAATCGTCGTCCGCCAATTCTCGATATCCGGGGGATTCGAGTGGGTCGAAGGCCAGCTTTGCAAAGTCAGTTGGCGGACTTGTTCGACCGAGGCTTTGACGGCTTCAAGTCTTTCTTGCTGGTCCATTTTTTTCAGTTCAATCCATTTCGAGAACATGCTCGCAAATCCAGCCGCGTCCGCCCTTCTTCACTTCGCCGGTTTCCGCATCAAACGGCGTGATCTCGGCCGGCAACTCCACAACGCGCCATTCTTTTCCACCGCAGGGAATAACCGTTTGCGTGGTCCTCATTGAGGACGTTTCGATGCTAATTTCCACGCCGATAGGAAGGCCAAATCTATGAAGAAGGTGCGGCGGCGCAAGCGCCATGGCCTGCCGCATCGGCTCACACCATTTTTCAAACGGCGCGATCTTGACTTTGACAATCATTTGCCTTTGGTGCTCCCTGGCAGTTTCATGCGTTCGGGATGGTCTTTCCTGAACATCAAAAAATCGTGAACCACGCCGCCAAGTTCGAACATTCTCTGCGGATCTCCTCCATTGCCAGCGAGCAATCCCACGTAATGATGAATGGTTTCAACAGCAAGCGCATCGCGGCCGCGCAAAATGAACAGCGGCTCTTCTGGCGGCACGCGCTCGCCATTGCTGGTCTTGACCAAATAACCCTCCTCATCGACATGGTACATACCATTCACTTTGCGGAAATACGTTTTCATCGGGTCGCGCTCCGGGTATCGCTCGGTTTCAGTTTGGCATAAACATGCGGCTTCGACCGGCCTCTCGCGATCGTCTCGATCGTCGGCAACGGAATCCCAAAGCGCGACGCAATCTGTTGGTAGGTCAATCCTTGCCCGCGCAGCGCCTTGATCCGCGAGTACTCTTCGGCGGTAAGCCAGCGGCGTCTCATCGGGCTGCTTCCCGGTTCTTCTTGGCTTGTGCGGCCATAGCATCATAAACAGCGCGCAGCATGACTTTGAAACCGATATCCTGGAGCGCCAGCTTGATGGGGACAAGACCATAAGTCTCTGGATGGGGCAGTTCGGTGTCCACGATTTCGCCGGCAACTAGTTTCTTGAATTGCTCTTCCGATAGCGAGATACGCACTTCCATTTTAGCTCCATCCAAAAATCAAGAATCCTTCCTGCCGCCAACCACGAGGCCTTGACGATGCCAAGAATCACTGTCCCTTCGATCGCCGATACGGTCAGAAGCGGATGCGCATGGTTGATGACCGCCGCAACCGTCCATACGAGGAACGTGAGTTGCCTCCAGCCATACAGCAGTCGCACCGCAACAGCCGCGAGGCTTAGCGTCATCGCGATGCGCCATTTCATTGCCGGAGCGGAGCGGAAGTGGCGTTCTCGCCGCCGCTTTCCTGCAGCACATCCAGGAAAGGATACTTCTGTCCGGAAAACGCGTAGCCCATCAGGATATTTTCGATTCCTTGATTTGAAAAATAACTGAAGCCTTGCAGGCGGATAAATTCATCGACGCCTTTGGGATTGAACCGGACGATTTTCGTGTTGATCACCTTGGCTTCGGAAGGTATCGTTACCCGCAAAGGGACTGTCGGGATGACCGCCACTTCCACGGTTGGCGCGGTCACATACCACCCGGGATGATCCTGCACCCAGACTTTGCCGCCGATGGAATTGTAAGCTACGCCGATTTCGTTGATGGCGATATGATTAAACAAGGCCAGATAGAACAAGAAGGCTATGACCAGGCCGGCGGTACCGCCAATCGACCATTTCACCCATCGCGCCATTTCCGATTCCTCCCCAAAATCAATCGTGCCGGCCTGTCCCCGCGCGGGCCCTTGAGGGCGAGGGTTTCACCCTTTCCGGCTCGCAGCAACCGGCACGTGGCCTAGAGTCTAGGTAACCTCATGGCGGATTGCAACTACTTTCTTACACCCTAAATATGTTAGACTCCGCCCGAGGAGAACTCTCCATGGCCGATGTTATCAACACGATTCGCTATATCCACGACGGTGATGTTCTCTGGGAAGAGCCCATGCTATACAGCCGGCTTTATGCCGTTGGCGATCCGATCTGTGAAAGATCCGTCTGGTGGAAAGTTAGCGAAGTCCGCGTTGAAAACGATATCCAAATCGTGACGCTCGTGCCAGAATAACCGTCATGGCACGGCGGCATGGCAGGGCGGTGATCCCATTCGGAAAGCATAAAGGCACCCGTATCCGCTTGTTGTCCGATTCTTATTTATCTTTTCTCACGACCACCTTTGTGATGACTTCCCCGGAATGGCGCTGGCTGAGAGACAGCCTGATCGCCGAATTGGATTACCGCGGACTCCGCGCGGATCTCGCCGCAACTCCCGACCCGGAAATCCCCGTAGACCGTTTCCCGCTCGATGGCATTCGCGCCATCCGGCTCGAGGCCGAATAAAATGCTCACGTTCTACGGCAAGGAAGACCGGCGGTTGCTGACCGAGATCGAAGACAACCTGGCTTTGCTCAGAAACCAGTTGGCGCTATCGCTGCACCTGCAAAAAGAGTCCCTGGTCTTGCAACAGAAAATCCTGGATGCTTTACACGGGCGTACAGCAGTGGTATTGAAATTTTCTTTGGGACTACCGAAATAAAAAGGAGGAAATTTACAAAATGTCCAATTTCCAATTGCAAGACGTTCAGAAGGTGCCTTACCAGTTGACCGCCGTGGATGCGGACGGAAACCCGGCGCAGCTGGCGCCGGGCGGCACGATCACGGTCAGTTCGAGCGACCCGGCCAGTGCCACGGTGTTGCCGGATGCCACTCCTGCCAGCGGAACGGTCGCGAGCGGGGTGATTGCCGGCGGAGCGAAGCTCGGGACCGTGCAGATCAATGCCGCGGTGACGAATACGGACGGGACGCCGGGTCCAACCGGGGCGGTCTCGATCGATATCGTGAGCGGGCCGGCGGCACAGATTTCCTTCGGGCTTGGCGTTCCGGTCGGATAGAGGAAAAATAATCAAGGGGAAAGCTTGGGGCGTCCCACAGCAAGCGAGTACCCTTGATTATTTGATTTCCTGCCTCAGGGTGTTCCGCAATTTCTCCGCGATGATCCGGGAAGCCTCCGCTTCTTTCTCGAATCGTGCGGCCAGTTGCCGGCCTGCCGGGAGATTCAGCAGTTGCTGCACCAGTTTCTCGGTGTCCCTGGCGTTTTGCTCGAGATAGGCCGCGAATTTCTCGCGTTCTTCGGCGGTAAGACCCATTCCATGAGTTTACACCGTCTCAATAATGACCAGGTGGATCACTCGCGAATCCAACTCGACCACTTCGCCGACGAAGCGCTCGGCCGTCAATCCAAAGATCGATACCGGCGGCTCGCCGTTCGACGGCTTATGTTGGTAGATCAGGTTGGTTTTGAACGGCAATCCAAGGACCGCGCGAACCGCATTGACCGCATGCTCCGGCTTGTATTCGAACACATTCGTTTTGTCCTCGCCGCGAAGCAATTCTGCGCCCACGCGTTTTACAGAATCCTTGTGGACCGCTTCCCAGGATTTGCCTATATCAAAAAGTTCAACGGTTTTGCATCCTTTGTCGGTAATCAGCCCGAGACCGACCTGGTTGTCATGCAGCCGCGCTTTCGACAGGATCTCGTCAAAGTTCTTGGCGAACGCATCGAAGTTCTCTTTGAGGTTGTCAGCGTTGGGCAGGTACGTTTCATGGCCGGCTTCGCCAATGACGGCTCTGCCGAAGTCCTGGACGACGCTTCCGCCGGAAGCCATGAGGCTGCGACGGCTTCCGCGCCTTGGGGCGCCAGCCCATTTTTCAAAGCTGCCGCGGACCGGTTCGGGGACCTCGCCAGCCGACATGCCGCTCATCGAAGTGGTGCTGGCCGTTACCGTATTCCACATGGTGTGCTGATCGCCCGGAGTGTACCCGGAACGATAGAAAGCCGTATCGACGCTCAGCGGGGTGATCCCGCCGTAAACGAATGCCGACCCGCTGCGGATCCCGTGCGAGGCATGCACGCAGCGCACATCGAGCGCCACCGCCTGGCCGGGAAAGAGCACCGCACTGCGCGTCAACGCGCGGCTTTGCGTGCCTTTGCCCTCGAAAATCGTTCCGCTGCGGACGAAAACATTTTCTTTCGAGGAATTGAGCAGGTTGACTTTGTTGATGCTGCCGGAGTCGTGGACGAGGACTTGATCGCTTTCCGGATACGTCACGTATTGGCGGACTTGCGCCGTCTTGCGCAGGATCGGGAGGATGCAAGACAACGATTCGGCCGACGGACGATCGGGCTTGCCGAATTTGAAACCGTATTTTTCTTCGGAAACGATTTTACAAATGGAATTGACGGATAGCTCGAGGTTTGGCATCAGGTTCTCCTTTTCGATGCGGATTCTTCCGCAGGTAGTTCCGTCGAAGAGTATAAGATTCCGTTTCTAAATGTCAAGTTTTTGCGCCGGAAACTTGACATTTGGACCGCGTGGCGAGAATCGAACTCGCGCCCAAGGAGTTTAGAAGTCCCTGCTCTGCCACTGAGCTACACGCGGTCAAACTGGTGGGGCAGTGGTACTCAAACCCGCACAGCGCTAGCAACCGTGCCTGCCCCACTGGAATTGGCGCACCGGGTCTGTATTGAGCAGACACTTTCACCTTTAGAGGGCGACGTGCTACTTGACACCACCGGTGCTTTGTAAACTCGATAATTGGCCAAAGCCTTGCGCTCATCGCCGCGGATCGGCGCCGTCGCAATGCTCGTAAGCCCAAAATTATAATCCGGCTCTTCCCAAACAAAATGCGGGATCTTCGCGGCAATCAGCTTCTGTTCCGCGCGCCGGAGCGCCGCCGCATCCGGCAACCCGATCAGGACGATGTTGGGCGTGCCATCTTCGCGGCGGAGTTGTGCCAGATGATAGACGGAATGAAGGGCTTGCACAAATTGATGTTCGGTCGGGAGGTTAGTGCGGATGAAACAAAAAACGTAAGATTCTTCTTGTGGAATCTAGGTCATGATGCGAAGACTTTGCCAGAACTCCGCCCGCGCTGTCAAGCCGAATTATCTCCAGTGGAAGGCGTGGCAATGCGGGCAAAGCCAAGGTGCCGGCAGGCGTTTACTGCGCAAACACCGCGAGCAAATCCCGAATTTCCGCCGCTTGTGCTGAATGAACGGATCCCAGTCGTATCTGATCTGATCGAGCGTGCACAGATGCAGGAAACAGATAACCCGGCCAAGCCACCCTTTTTCTTTCATTTATGCCACAACGATGTGCCGGCCGCCAAGAGCGGCAGCCGCGAGGACTTGTTCCGCCAAGCGTTCGGTTTCCGCCTGGACCTCATCGAGCGTCCAGTAATGGCCCTGGAGCATACTGCGTAGTCCAAGACGCACGGCGTCCGGATCGCCTGGCGGGCAGTTGGCATCTCCGGAATGGGCGCAATCGAATCCAATCCAATAGCCGATGCCGTCTTCATGGGCGCACGGCTCGATTTCGGCAAACGTCAGTCCGCCATGCACGTCCACATCGATATCGTCGTACGGTTGTCCATGGAAGCGGTGTCCGGCCGGAACGCGCACATAGCCGCAGCGATGCTTCATCACACCTTCCCAGCCACCCACGGCGTGCGCCAGGTCGGCGCGTGCCACCACGCAATCGAGGCCAGCGTAGCGCCATTCTTTTTCGATGGCATCTTTCATCGGGAAGCACATGATTATTCCTTTGGCTTAAACTCCGCATACCGGAAAATATATTTAATGAATCGCCATTCATTTTTCAGCCAGCGTGTCATGATTCACTCCAAAACAATTTTGCGCTTGCCGGTAAGAAAAGAGGTTTCCGGCTCGGTCTGTATGATTCCCGGTGAACTTGGACTCGACTTTCTAGCACGCAATTCATCGACAGTTTCTCCCGGCACGATAAAAGGCATGTCTTTCAGCAATTCGAGCCGATAGCGATTCTCCTCATCCTGGCGCTGCAGTTCGGCTCTCGCAATCTGGCCTTGCTGCTCGGCCGTGCGGAGCGCAGAGGGGATTTGTAAATAGTTTTCTCCCATCAGTTCATTGAAAGCTATAATCATTTGCTCGGTGGCCGATTCCTGTTCCTGTTGCAAGACTTCCGCCGTCGCCCGGTTCGCACCGTCTGGTGGCACCCTCTCCGGCGGGATTCCGAACGTGTCCAATGCGGCTAACCGCGCCCGCCGCTGGTCCTCGCAGCTTTCCCAATAGCCTGGCCCCATCATGTCATTAAAAACCGTTTTCATTCGCTCCCTGGCGGCTTCCTGCTGCTGCAGCATTTGCGTGGCCGTGCGGGTCAAAGAGGGAACCGCCTTTCTCGGGGGATTGCCTCTTTTCAAGCGCACATCTTGCGCCTGGACTTGCCTTAAAAATTCTTCCGCTTCGGCCATCGTCCAGTCGCCTTTGACGACGTAGTTCGCCACCCGCCGGATCACTTCATGGTCGATGTCGCGCACGAAGTCCAGCCGCATCGATAAATACTGGATCACGCCGGCGGTCGAGAACTGCATACCCATCAACTTACCGCCTTTGTTTCCCCAGGTCAAGCAATCCTTGACAACCTGCCGGGTAAGATAGTAGACTTGGAATCAGGCGAGGAGAGTTGAGCATTGGCACGAACAGGGTTAGAAACGGCGCGAACGAGGCAGGGCAGGCATTGCATTATTTTTCCAATTGGATTCGTCGGCTGCCGATTCCCAAAATGGTGGGCTTGGGTTGCTGGTTTCCGCAAGCCTGGCAGCGGTACTCGATCCCGCCGTCGAATTGCGGCCCGCGGCTGAGCACGCTTAGCGTCAAGCTTCCGCAATTCGTGCACCGCGGGGTCTTGTCGTTTGTCGCGATCGCGGCCAGCGAGGTCGACGTCTTGATCTTCGCGATTTCCCGTTCCGCCATTTTCCCGGCGCGCCCGGACTTGAACAGGTCGAGCAGGCCGAGGCTGCCCATGCCGGAAAGTTCCGTTCCTGCAAAGACCATGGCGTCTAAGCGGTTCGGCGATTTCTGGCCGGCTTCGGCCGTGTACGTGACGAGTTCTTCTTCCAGTTCCGCGAATTCGCGGCAGGGCGATTGCCCGCAGCGGCATACCAGGTGCATCTTGTTTTGCTGGAACAGCGCCAGGATGGGCTCGGCGCGCACCAGTTTCCCGCGCGAAGAAACAACGTCGTGGTAAGACACGTTTTCATCCACGTTACGTAGCGTTTCTTCGACCATGTCCCCGCCGTAGTTGCGTTCCGCGATTACCCGGTCGGCGAGGAGCTCGTAATACAGGTTCACCGCGCGCTGCGCCCATTCTTTCGGCCGGCTGGCTTTCATCGAAGCGTCGCGCAGCACATAGTAATGCCCGTCGGCGCCTTCGCCGGCCGCCATGATCCCGACTTCGGTAAGGTTTCCGCCGCTCGGATCGACCGCCACCACCACCCGCCGCAGTTCGCACGGAATCGATTTCACTCTGGACTCTTCGATGATTTTCCGCGTCCACAAGGCTCCCGGAATTTCTTCGGTATCTTCGGCGAGAATCTCCTGGCGGTAGGCGAGCGCCGTCATGTTCTTACTGGCTTCTTCGATCCCTTCTTCAGAGATGTGCGGGTTTTCTCTGCTCGCGAAATGGATGCATTCCCACAACGGATCGTCTTTATGTTCGCGGTACATTTTCGCGGCATGCTGCGGGTCGCGCGCCTTCGATGCCGAGCGGCTTTCGAGGCTGGGTGGCGTGTATATGAAAATCACATCCCCGTTATTGTCCATCAGCATCGGCGCGCCGACTTCCGTCCAGGCGGTTTCATCCATCAGTTGGTATTCATCGAGGATCAAAACGTCGGCGAAATCTCCACGCAAACTCTCCGCGTTGAAGGCGGTTTTGGCGCGGATCCGTGGGTGCCGGGGACGTTCTCCGGGCATCACCGGCGGAGTTCCGAAGGGCTCGATAATATGGTTGGTCTCGTTTTTGTAATACACCTTGTAGGCCAGGCCTTCGTGCAAGGCGCGTTTGACTTCTTCCCAGAATTTACGCACCTGGTCGATGGTCGGCGCGGCATAAAGGACGCGTTTCGGTGGAATGCCTCTATCGGGGTCCCCTAAAAACGACATCACCGCCTTGATGGCACTGGCGGAAGTTTTGCCTCCACGTCTTCCGGCCCTTACGATGATGCGTTTCTTGGTGGAATAGCAGATCCGTTCCTGCCCCGGATGCCCGGCGGGATTCCGGAGTTTGACAGTGATTAACCTTTTGGGCGTGAACTTGTCGATCAGCTCCTGGGGGATGTCCGGCTCGGGGGTGGTGGGTTTGGCTGCCGGCATAATTTTATTCCGTAGTAACCGTAGGGTCCCAGCGGCAATTCTCCAAGCAGTAATGCCACTGCTGGCAAGAGCGCGTCTCCGGATTCCAGAAGCCCGGCCGGCACGGGGAGCGCAACGAGCCCGCGCGCCGCGCCGAACACCCGCAAAACGCCAGTGCCAGGGCCAGGAAACAGATTTTCATGTTTTAAGCCCCGCGCGCGGCACGTACACGATCCCGCAACCTGCGTGCGTGCAGACTTTGGCTTTGAGTGTCCAGCTCGCTACCATTTCCGCGAGGATCCGCTGGTGGGGCTCGGCCGGCAACTGCAGGAAATCTTCACTGACTTGGCAATGCCCCAGCGGGCACAAGTCTTTCCCTTCGGCGCAGTCGATCGGGGCGCCGCGAAAATGCCAGGGCCACACCGCGATCGCGCCCAGAAGTTTACTAGCGAAGTAACGCCGGTTCATGGCTTCCCTAGTCGCATGGTTTTCGGGCCGCCGACCATCGCCGCGACACACGTCCCGCATTGCCGGCAAACTTCCGCGCCATGCTGCGAGAGCCAGCCCGGCCCCAGGTTCCCGCGCTTTGGTTTCAGCCACCCCATTCACTTCACCGTAACCAGAATCGTCAGCAAGAATAACACCACTACCCAAAACACTACCCAGCCTAGTCTATGCCAATGCGTAGGCTCTGGTGTTCTCTCCACCATCACCCGGCCCAACCCGGAGCATTTGCCGCAAAACGGGTCTTTGCCCCCGCAGGAACACCGCTCAGTTGTGAAGCCCGGTTTCATGGGAGACTTTGCGAAATCTGTTCAAACATGCCAATGCTGGCAGTTCCAGGCTGCGCAGGAACGTTTTCCACAGGCAAAAACGGATTCTTGGTGAAAACACCCATTACGCTCTATTGCCCATGAGCATGGCAAACGCTCTTGGGGAGTTTTCCTGGAGCCAGCCGACGAAGCGCTTACCAGATCCCAATGCGGCACTTCGGTCGCCCTTCACGTGTTTCCAATAACTTACGCTGCAGTTCTCTGAACACAGCCGCGCTTCGATGCTCGTGTAAGGGTTCTCCATCGGCCTTCCGCACCACCGGCAGTGCTTCTGCCCGAATAGCTCGGTTTCCAGGCAACCCACCGAACAGAACACTCCCGATATTCCCGGGACGCGGTATTTCCCAATCCTCCAGTTCCCACATGAACTGCATGGCGTTGGTTCTTCAGTAGATACGGCGAAAACTTCCATGCCGCGGTTGACTTGGTTCTCGGATGAAATTTCCATTTCGGCCTCCTTGCCTTACCTCACCGGTATCCCTAGCTTGCTCTGGATTAGGGGTAGGATCACTTCCCATACCCGGTAAATCGTCCATGCCGCTATCCCCCCGATCGTCACCAGCAATATCCACCCGGCATAAAGTGTCCTGTTCATCAAAGTCATCGCCGTCGTCAACTCCAAAACTTTCGTTTCGATTAATTTTTCCAGGATGCGGATGTCCTCCCGCTGCTCCATGTACCGCGTGTTCAGCGTCTCCACCGTTTTTGTTTGCTCGCCCAATTTGCTCTGAATATCAAAAACCGCGCTCACCACCAACCCGAATGTTTCCGGCGGAGGCGCCGGCGGTTCCACCACTTTCGATATCTTTACTTTCCCTGTAGGTTTCGCTGCGGTGGGCTCGTCGGCCATTTTTCGCTTCTCCCTTCGCCAGGCTTCGACACGAATTGAGTCTAAGTTTTTCCAAAGGAAATAAAAAGCGGAAAATATCCTTTCCGCACATGGTTGCTAACTTGCTCTTGCGGAAAAATCCTTGCGCGGCTATCCTGTCGATTGAAGCACCCGGTATTGCTGCTTCAAAGCTGAAATGCCAAATCCCAACGGAAATCCTTCCACCCTGAAGCCTTGGGGCCCGAATAATCCGCCGCCAATAAGCCCTGGCCGGCCGCGTAAACGGCCGATGACTGAAGAGTACGACGAATTGGTGCGAGAAGATTTGCCGGAGAAAGAACGCAAGGCTTTGGGATTGCCGGTTGGAACAACGTGGGGCCGCGCGATGGCGCTTGCTCGCGCACGCGAAGCATTAACACGCGGAGGAACGCTCGCGGCAAAAGAAATTGCGGATCGCATTGAAGGCAAGCCCACGCAGCGCGTAGAAATTCATTCACCTGAAGATCGTGGCTGGCAAGTACAAATTTCTTTTGAAGCGCCGGCGAAAACACGCATGCTCGAAGAGAAGATCGAAAACAAAGTGATCGAAGCCGCGGTGGTCGAGAGCGTTACGCAGCAGCTCGAAGATGAAGAATCGAGCAAAACTGGCGAGTAGTACCGCAATTAGTAGTGGCGAAGGTCCGCATAATTACTGCTACCCTGTAAGTTATTGAACACACACCACGATACATGGACCCCAGGTTAACCTTTTAGGTCTTATCAGACTGTGGCGTGCGACGACAGGCGAAAGTCTACCATCCGATTCTGCGCCAGAGTTCTCCCCCGACATAGACCAGGCGTCTATTGCGATGCAGTGGTTGCAGCGCATCAATCGCCTGTTTTGCTTGATCGGTATTTTCGAACGGCCCGGTTAAGATACATGGCACATTCTTGCTAGTCATCCACGCGATATAAAATACTTTTTCTTTTGGATCTCGCCAGTGTTGTTGCTGTTGATTCATGGCCGCAAGTTTACCACGGTCCAAGCAATAAAGTTGCCCGGTAGGTTCTACTCACCAAACATTAAATCCCAAGAATGCCGGCGATCCCAAGATGGCCGATTGACCCCCCTTTCAAATCCGTTTTGATTTCCTGGACTGGAAAATACTTTCCCGGTATTTTGCGCCAGAGAGATTTTGGAGGGTCAGGGTTTTCCGTATGGGAATGCATATGCGGAAAAATGGAAAATGGAATGCGCGAAATGATAAATGGTATCGAATGCCGAAAATGGTATGCGCGGAAAGCGTAACTAAAGCGTAACTAAAGCGAACGTTGATACATCGGTATGTATCCGTATTTTGCATGCATCGGCCAATCTTGTATTCAAATTATTCTTTGGCCCTAACTCCGAATTGTGTTGACAATCTTATAGGCTAGGTTCATACTTCTTACAGATTGGCCACAAGCGAGCCCGACCAAAGCTAGGCCAGTCGGAAAAGAGAATCACTCCATGAGCAAGCAATCCAAGTCAGCATCGCGTCGGTCAGCCAGTGCGCGCAAGGCGGCATTTGCCGCTTGGAAAACGATGAAATCTCAAGCGTATCTCCGCGCCGCCAAAAAGGGCCGCAAGGCGGTCGAGTCTTTTCTGGACAATCGGTAATTTCTTCCGGCCTGGGAGCGGATTATTTTTCCGCTCCCATTTTTTTTAGCTGGCCGCCTAGTGAGCATGAACCAAACTAGACGGCCAGTTAAGAAAAGAGAATCCATGCCTATGATTACAAAGCAAACCGTTCAGCGGACAGTGCGCGAACGATCGGAGAGAATCCGCCTCGCCGCAATGCGCTTTTGCAAAAAAGCAAACGGCGCGCGCATTCTGATTCCGTTCGCCGAATTGCCGAATCCCTGCTACATGTTCCAAACGGATGCGGACCTAGAATCTTTCCTTCGCCATAACAACCTACAGGCGGCGCTTGAGTCTTACTTAGCCGCCAAGAAACAGAGCATCTAACATGCTCCCATTCTTCGAAGTATTTTTGGTGCTGTTCCTTCTCGGGGATCTATTCCGCGATACTTTTTTGCGGGATGATTCGCGGGACCAAACGGTATGGGATGCCTGTCTCTATCCCGGGAGGAAAGCATGATTGGCAAACCGTTTCAAATTACCCCTAGCCTAGCCGCTAGGGTGCGCGCGCTACAAGAGTACGGATTGTCTCTCCGCACTATTGCAACGCGCCTCAGCATCGCAGAGAGTACCGCGCACAAGATAGCCCATAGTTCCTTGCGCGCACTTCCATCGGTGCGGACCCTCCGGTCAGGCAAACTCTGAACACACTAACCCTAACTGGCCGGGCCGCGAGCCCGGCCTTTTTTTTTGCTCCTACAGACTCCCAGCCAGCAACCTACTACCTAACTTGCCCTAGATTCTAAATGCGCCCTAATGCGCCCCTATTGCGCTTTTTTATTTTGCGCGCCTCTCTCCCAGTGCGGCCAGCATGCGCCCTAGCCTGCGATGCGATGCGGTTGCGATGCGTCCTAGGATGCGCGCTCATGCGACACAGAGCCGCAAGGCGCGACGATCTGCGATGCGATGCGGCTCATAACTTCTGGGATGCGATGCGCGCCAGGGCTCTTCTAGCCCCGCGAAAATTTTTGGGTAAAATTCGGGACTTTCAGGCGCGTTTGGACTCGAGGAATTTTTGGGGCAGGATTCTGAGTTTTTTTCTCCGTAGGAAGCGGGAGAGGGAGCGGTCGGCGGAATGGCCATCGGGGAAGGAATCGAGGAGGGAGGAATCGGCGGCGAGGGAGGGGGAGAGGAGGCCGGAGAACCAGGCGGATTTGAGGGCGGAATCGGTTTTACGTTCACGGGTCATGGGGACGGGATCCGCGGGCAAAAATTTGCCTTTTTCTTTAGGCCTAAGAGCAGGCCAGAATTGAGTGTGGCAAGGGAGGAGTGGAAGTCAATCAGGTAAACTCCGAGGGGGGGGGTAGTACTACTCGGGGAAAGAAATTAGTTTGGTCTTGTGGGTTTCATTTCGGGTTGGATTGTAGGAGCACAGGAAATCTCACAATGAGACGACTTGGCATCCTTGCCTAGGCAAAAAGGACCGCGCCTAGATAGTATGTGTTACCTACACCTAAACCAAACCCAAACCAAACCCAAACCTATCTAGGCAACCAAATTGGCTGCCTACGCAACAGCTAGGCATTGCCTAGACAGAAAACTTTTTCCCATGGTTTTTAGTGGTTTCCCACAGCAATCCACGGACGGATTTTGGAGAAAACAGAAATGAAACTTGACACGCTAGGACCATAGTACTAGTGTACGGCTCCTGCGGGGGGAAGGAGAACCGGTGAACGGTTTAGAACGAAATCGGTGAAGCGCTAGGCCGGGTAAAACCGGCTAAACCGTCCATCTTTTTCTCCCTCTATCCGCAGCCCGTTCTCCCTAGGTTTTCCTTCCTTCCTGCAGCTCTTTTTTTAGGTCGTTCATGCCCTGCTCGCATGTCAAGTTCCCGGACGGCGTAGTGGCGATCGTGAAGCATGCCGCCCGGCGTGCGCCGCGGTGCAAATTCTGTTCCGGGTCCCAGCCCGCCACGCTTGTTTGCGATTACGAAATAGGGCGTTCGCTCGGGGGCGCAATCTTCACCTGCGACCGCCCGGTTTGCCGGTACTGCGCGCGTTCGACGGCCGGCAAGGATTTTTGTCCCAAACATTTTTAAGATCCAGGGGGCCCGGGGAAATGGAACAATTCGCGGCTTTGGTTTTGGCGGTTTGCTTTTCCGTCCTCCTGATTTTGCTCCTGAAGAAAATCTTTACAGGAAAGAAATGAACGAACAGCAATTCACCAATGCTTTTCTCGAAGCGAAGCTGATGGCGTTGCAGGAAATGGTGGCGCTCGCTTCCGTCCGGCGCTGCATGTGTTGCGGGTGGCCGCTGGCGGGAGCCGAAGCGCACGGGTGCGTCCAGGGGAATTGCGCCTACCGGCCGGGACACACGGCACCCGAATACGAAGGCTGGCGAAGCCGCATGACCTTGCTGAAAGAAGCGAACGCGGCCCTGCCGGGGCTGCGCTAAAAAAAAGACCGGGAGGGGCTACGGCAAAAAGAATCATCGACGGCGATGCGGTCTGGGGCAGTTCGAAACTGGCGAACTGCAAGGAGGAATTCATTCCGGAATATACCTGGCTGTACGCGCTGGCGGACGCCAACGGCAATTTCGAAATCGGCGATTTGCGGGTGATCCACGGCAAAGTCGCCGCCATCCGGCCGCATTTCGGTATCGATACGTTGCGGCAAGTCTTGGACGATTTCCATCGTCACGGCTTGCTCTATATCTGGGAAGAGCACGGGAAGAAATACGGGCACTGGACCGGCAGCAACAAGCCCGGGCGGCTGCCGCCCAAATCCCAGCGCAACCATTACCCGAAACTGGACGTTACGACCCCCAGCGATAAAGCCATAGAAAAATACTGGAACGGCCTCAAAGCCGACCCGGAGACGCTTCGCTTATTCCCCGCTCCGGCAGCCCTCCAGGCCGAAGCCGCGGCCATCGGCAAAGAATATGCCGGGCGCGCCGAGGGAAACGGCGATGAATCCCAAAAATTCAAACAGGCCAAGTGGGAACTGTTCTGGGAGCTGTATCCGAATAAACAGGACGAGCAATCGGCAAAAACCATTTTCCTGTATTTGCCCGTCGCCGTCCTGGACGACGTGATCGCCGCCGTACTCGTCTACAAAGCTTCGCCGCAATGGCAGCAAGGATTCATCCAGAAAGCCAGGAAGTGGTTGCAGGAAGAAAACTGGAAAAAATCACCTCCAAAGGAGAATACCAATGCCCGACGAATCATCGGACCTGCCGGCCGTACCACCGAAGAATACCGAAATCGTGCCCAGAAAGCCGCCAAAACCCTTAGACTTGACCATCCGTGAAGGGCTTTTCCGCCTCGCCGTGCTATTCGATCGCGAGGTGAATGAAGCTTGGGAGCCGCTATGGCTGGAAAGTCTGGCGGACGTGGATCCGCCGCTCCTGGAACTCGCTTTCGGGCAATTGATGAAAACGTTCATTCCTAGCATGGCCTGCCCTTTCCCGGCACCCACCCATGTCTGGGATATTTTGAAGGGGATAGAAGAAACCGCCGACAGGGAGGAAAACGAAGATTCCTGGCAGGAAGCCCTCAAAGCGATCGACAAGAATTATTATCCCGATCTCGGCCGCGGACCGAAATTCACTCCCAGAAGCGCATACGCTATCCGCTCCGCCGGCGGCGTCGCTTATCTCGCCACGGCCACGCGCGAACAGCTTGTGTGGGCCAAAAAAACCTACATGGAAGCCTATTTGCTCCATATCGCACTAGAAAAATATTCCCAGCCGGGGGGATTCCTCTCTCCGGAAATGCGGCCGTTGCTCGAGAAGGCCATGAAAAAATTCAGGGAGAAGCATGGCTAGCCCAAAAATGACGCAGGCCAAAGCGATCGCTCCGGCTTTGCCGAACAACCATGAAGCCGAACGTTCTGTCCTAGGCGGCATTTTGGCCAACAACCAAGCCTTGCTCGCCGCCCAGGAGCTCCTCGAGCCCGAAGATTTCCACTATGCCCCGCACGTGCATATCTTCGGGCATTTCCTGGCCCTGCACACCGCCGGGATCCCCGTCGATCTCGTTACCGTCAACGACCGCCTGGCCCAGGAACAGGAACTCGAGGCCATCGGCGGCACCGCCTACCTCGCGAGCCTGGTCGACGGCATGCCGAAAATTTCGAACGTCGAGCATTACGCGAAAATCGTCAAGGAAAAAGCCGTATTGCGGCAGATCATCCGCATGGCCGAAGCCGTCCAGCTCCATGCATTTGAAGGAGAAACCTCGGCCGCCGTCCTCGAAGAAGCCCGCAGCCGGCTGAACCAGCTGCAGCAACTGCAGTCGGCCGGAAGCCTCCGGCCGGTCATGGGCATCGTCAAAGGGAATTTCGAGCGGCTGGAGAAAATCTATAAAGAAGGCAAAAACGTTACCGGACTCCCTACCGGCTACGGCGAACTCGATAAAGCCCTTGCCGGCCTCCAGCCCGGGGAACTAACGATCCTCGCGGCGCGCCCCAGTTGCGGGAAATCGTCTTTGGCCGTGAACATCGCGGAAAACGTGGCCATCCGGAGCCACCAGCCGGTCGCGCTGTTTTCCCTCGAAATGAGCGCCGATTCGCTCCTCCTGCGCTTGCTTGCGTCTCTAGCCAAAATCAATGCGCATAAATTCAGGACCGGGCACCTCACCAAAGAAGACTGGCAGAGAATCGTTACCGCGCTCGCGACGATCGCTCCGGCCCCGCTGTGGATCGACGATTCTTCCCTCGCTACCGTCGGTGAAATCATGGCGCGCGCAGAACGCGTCCAAAACGAGCATGGCCTGAGCCTGGTGATCGTGGATTACTTGCAGCTGGTAGCTAGCTCGCGGCATCTGCGCAGCCGCCAGGAAGAAGTTGCCGACGTCAGCCGCGGCTTAAAAGCCTTGGCGAAAAATCTTGGCGTGCCGGTCGTGGCGCTGAGCCAGCTCACCCGGGCTCCGGACAAAGAAGACCGCGCTCCGCACCTATCCGATTTGCGCGAGAGTGGGAGCCTTGAACAAGATTCGGACGTGGTCTTGTTCATCCACCGCCCGAACCTGTACAAACATAGCGCCACCCAGGAAGAACGCGACGAAGCCGAACTGATCATCGGCAAGCAGCGCAACGGCCCGACGGACATGGTCCGGTTCGTGTTCCTATCCAATTACACGCGGTTCGAGGAAGCCGCCCCGGACATGTTCGGAGAACCGCAATGAAGTGCTTCCATTGCCAGGAACCGATCGGCCCGGAAGATCCCGTGCATCGGTATCCCGACGGCGACCTGGCGCACAAGAACTGCTTTATGCGGACAATCATTGGGAGCGTCGCGCATATCGAGCGGCGCTGCGGGTGCTATATCCTCGATTCCGGGGAAACCGATCCGGAAGGCTTGACGGTGCGCCAGGCTGCCGACGCCGCGGTGGCCGCCTGGGAACACCAGCAGAAATTATTGGTGAACTAAACAAATGGCCCTCCGGCTGACCAAACGCGAATGGGATTTGCTGGCGCTGCTTGAGCGCAACCTCACGGACCGCCAAATCGCCGAGCAGTTGTCGATCAAAGTGCAAAGCGCCAAGAACGCCGTCTGCAGCTTGAGAAAAAAGCTCCACGCTCCCAGCCGGCTCGCGATCGCGAAATTGGCAAAAAAGAGAATGTTCCGATGAATGTCAGCGAAATCCGGGCCAAATACTGGCGCTTGCGGAACCTTATGCAGCAGCAAGGCGCGGTCACCCCGACACTCGACCGCGAAATCGCCTTGACGCAACTGGAAATCTTGACGGAAATCGCCGCGCAGCTGGCGGAAGCCAATGCCGTGCTGGCGCGGATCGGCGTGCTCAATTTCGAACAGGTAGCCTTGCAGGTGGGCGAATTTTTCCGCGAAATCGAGGACATAAAAGAATGACTTTTCCAGTCGAGCAGGAACGCATCACCGCGATCCTCAAAATCTTGAACGTGCCAACGATTGTCGAGTTGGGCGCGCACGAAGGCGAAGACATGGAATGGATGCTCGAGGCTGTCGGCGGGAAGCCCGCGCGCGCGGTGATGGTCGAAGCCGACCACGTGAATTTCATGAAGCTGGTCACCCGCGGGCTCCCCGGGAATCATTATTATCTTCACGGAGCCATCGCGGGTCACGATGGCACGTGCGATTTCTGGGAATGCCGCGATTCCGGTGGGGGGTTCGGATCGATTTATCCGCCGCTTTCAGGCTTGAGCGTGCTGCCGGCACAATTCAAAAAAATTACGGCCATTCCCTGCCTCACCTTCGACCGTCTTTTTGCCGATGCCGGGCTCGACGAGATCGATTTGCTGTGGGTGGACATCCACGGGGCCGAAAAAGATATGATCGCGTTCGGGAGAGAAGCTTTGAAGCGCACGCATTATTTGTTTGTGGAATGCTTCGATACTCCGGTATATGAAGGGATGGCGACAAAGGCGGAGCTCCTCGGCATGCTTCCTGGATGGACGGTCGTTGAAACGTTTCCTTGGAACATGCTGGTCGTCAACGATCATTTCGAGGGGAAATCATGACACTGAAATATGCCACCGGAGTGATGAAAGGCCGGCCGCTTGATTCGGCGAACATGCCCTACCGCATCATCGAGCGCAATGGCGAAGAAGTGGCGCTATTCAATAACGGAGCGATGGCGCGGTTCTATCGCGATCCGCTATTGCCACCACTGACTTCCCTGGCGTATCCGCCCTTACCTAAGCCACTTCCACCCATGCCGGCGGCACCGCCTCCGCGAAACATCGTATCGCCGGTGCTCAGTTCCGATCCCTGGCCGGCCGATGGCCGGACGCCGGTAACCATGGCAACCGAAAAAGTTCCGGATGAGCCATCGTGCGGAGAAGCAGGGCAGCCGGAATTGGCGATAGCGCCGGAATTTTTAACCCGGTATCCCCGCTGGACGATCGCGAAATACGGTCCCGGACACCACCGTCACTGGTCAAATCCCGTCTATGCGGTTCAAGAAGATGGCCGGATCATTTACAATGCCGACCGTTTGGAGGTTGGCACCGGGCTGAGAGAGTATCTGTGGCTGTATCAAAAACTTCGCGAACTGGGCCGCGGGCGTCTCCGGGCGCTTGCCGAAGCGCGTGCCATCTATTTCCTGTGAGGGACCGCATGAATCTCAAAGAAGAGCAGTTGCTCCACAACCTGGCTTCGCGCATCGCTCCGAGCGAAGGCCTGGTAAACCATTACGTCCGCCAACAGGTCATCGAACACGGCAAAAAGGTGCTGGCGGAGCATTTACTGCCGCTGCTTGAAGCCATGCGGAGGAAAAGAATCGGCTGGATGGATTCTACCGATTTTGCTTACGAGCTGGGGCATGCCCTTGGCGGCAGCAAGGTGTATGCGGACGAGGCGGACTGCAAGAAGAATTGCCCGTGCGTCGCCCATCCGGACATGACTCAGGCTTGCGAAGCGCAGCGCGTGGTGGTACTGAACGCCGAGGAATGGGACCATGCCTGGGCCAAGCTCGAATCGATTGCCTGGTGAAAAAGAATGACCCCAGCGTATCGCATCGAAAAATTTGAGGATCTGGACGATACGAAATTCTGTTATTTCAAGCAAGAAGGCATCTGGTATCTGTACATGCCCGGTTGTGGCCTGGGGAATCTGGCCAATCACAAAATCGTCGAGCACGAAGACGGGACGATCACGGCAAGCCCGTCGATACTGACGACCGGGCACGATTCCGGGAAGCCGGTCGAAAAACACGGCTATCTTGAAAAAGGCGTTTGGCGGGACTGCTGAAAATGGGCTTGTACAATTTCAAACCGATGTTTGCAGGAGCGATCCTCGCCGGGAAGAAGAAGCACACTATCCGCGCGGCGCGGAAGTATCCCGACAAGCCTGGCGACACGCTCTACCTCTACACCGGGCTGCGCACCAAAGAAGCGAAGCTACTTATGGAAGTTGAATGCGTCAAGGTGGAGCAAATCAATATCTGGCCCATCATCCGGGCGCTTGGAAGTCTAAAGACCATGGGCATAACGATCGATGGCGTGGAACTGGATGATTCCGAATGCGACCATTTCGCGCGCCGCGACGGTTTCAAAAGCCTTCGCGAGATGATGAAATTCTGGACCACGCCGAAGAACCGGCTGCCGTTTAGCGGAGAAATCATTCATTGGCGGGCACGATAATGGGCACGACGACGCTACCGACCACTCTCAAATGTATTTCCCTCTGGCAGCCGTGGGCAAGTCTCATAACCGACGGCAGAAAACAGATCGAAACGCGCCACTGGCCCGCGCCGGCCTGGCTCATCGGGGCGGAACTGGCGATTCATGCGACCAAATATGTCGACCGCTGCATGTGCGCTTCCTGGGGCTATTCCGCCGACAGCATACCGCGCGGCGCCGTGCTCGGGATCGTACGGCTCGATAAGTGCGAACGGTTCACGCAGGACTTTTACAAAGAAATCATGCTGTACCAGGAAGGCCGCTACGGGGATTTTACGCCGGGGCGCTTCGGATGGTTCCTGACGCTCGTCCGTAAATTCGACAAGCCCTTCCCGCAGAAAGGCGCGCAAGGAATCTTCAATTGGGAGGTGCCGGGTGGACAATAAAACCGGAGGTATTCTCGAAGTGGGCACTTTGGACGGCGAAGTCGTAGTGAATCATCCGGATTTGCAGCCGGACGCGAACGGCGTTGGGCATATCGTTTTCTCCCCGGACCAGGCGCGGAATCTTGGCTACCTCCTCATCCGGAAAGCGGAGGAAGCGGAACAGGAAGCCCGGCAAAAATATTGGAAGGAACGCGAACTGAAACCCCGCCCCGTTGACTGAATTCGTCTGGGAAGGGACCGACAAGCAGCTGGGCACATGATTGGATTCCGGCGGGATAGTTGACCGCCAGGAGGAGCGTGGGCCGGTGGGTACGATGGAAAAGGGACCGGCCTCCGCTCTAAAGAAAGGCTAAAGAAAGGCTAAAATGGGCTTCGGCGTCGACCGCACGAGCAATCGCCGATGGAAGCGCCGGCGAAACTATGTGAACGTCATGCGGCCGCTGATCCAGATGAACCGGCCGGCAGGCGGGATCTTCAAGGCGGTGCTCGCGACGCGTCCCGGGCTCGACCCCGAAAAAGCCAAGAGACTGGTCGACGCGCTTTTCGATATGAAGCAGGACGAGGAGCGGCGATGAGCGATTGTGGAATTTGCATCGGAGCGGAACCGGAAGGCTCTTGTGAATTCTTCCACGTGGAAGTTCGCCGGGCCCGGAAGCCGCACAAATGCAGCGAGTGCAGCAAGGAAATCCTATCTGGCGAGCGTTATGAGCATGCCACCGGCAAGTTCGAAGGGGACATGTGGGTAGCCGACACGTGTCTGATTTGCGCGGAAATTGCGGAAGCGTTCTACTGCAATGGGAGAATCTTCGGCGGCGAACTCTGGGACCAAATGGATTATTGTTTCGAAGGGATGACCACAGGTTGTCTCGAGCGTTTAACGACAGCGGCGGCAAAAGAAGAACTCCTGCGGCGCTGGAACCAATGGAAATTTGGGGAGTGAAACGTGACCATCGTTGTGTGGTTCCGTAACGGCGAACTTTATAAGGCCCAGGCCTGCAGTTCGCGCTCTTGGCGGCGTACGGCGAACAGTTGGAACGAATACGCGCAACTGTGGAACGGCCGTTTCGGCTACGAGAAAAACGTGGTGGGCGTCATCTCCGGGGCGGACGCGGCGAAACTCATGCAGCCTCACCGCGCCCTGCCGAAGCATACCGCTCCGGGAATTCTAGCCGAGCAAAAGCGCATCCGGGAACTGATGCGCGTGGCCCCTTGGGGAAATTGGAAGAATTGATGAACGGCAAGAAAAGAGACCCGCCCGTCCTGACCAGGAGCCAGGAACTCGCGGCCTTGAAAGAGGCAGCGCGGCCCTTCAAGTTCGGCTTTATCCTCAGAGGGCGCGATGGGGAAGTGGTCTGCATCAATTGCGATTATGGGAGCCTCCAATTCATAATGGATTCGGTCGAGACCAGGCCCGATTTTGTGCGCTGGTTCCCGTCGCGCGAAACCATCGAACACGAAGCCGACAAGCTCTATAGCGATCGGCGGCAATTCCGCCGGAGGGAGTGATGCTCTTTTATTGGCTGATCGTCGCCTTGAAGCGCTTCGTATGGTTTTTGCGGATTCCCAAGCCGGAAGAACTTGCACGGATCGATCCGAATGCGCGCTGCCCGGTATGCGGCGCTCGCGAAGGGCGTTTACGGTGCGTTCTCAAAGCCAAACCGGGTCCAACCGCGAAAAACCCCGTCATCGGCGGGCAGATTCTTTGCCAGCATACGTGTGCGGTCGACGGCGCGCGCTGGTTCGATTCTCCGATCGCCAAAGCCGTCGATCCCTCGAAAGTATTGCCATCGGTGGCGCGGACGGATCTCGAAACAAAAGAAGACCGGCAAGCATTCCTGCAGGAAGAAGGGGAAACTGCATCTTCCACATAGTACATATTTGGAATACACTGGCCCACTAAATGGCAAACGGCCGCACCGGTCTCGTCATCCGTCCTGTTGCCCAATTGGTGCAAGGACTCACATCGCTGTATCAGCGCCCGCCAGAAACCATCCGCGGCATCGATCAAGACAGTTGGTATTCTCCCCTGCAGCCGGTGCGCCCGCTAGCTCCCCCGGGAACCGAGCCGCGCGGCTTCCAGACGTGGGCCGGGCAGAACCTGATTTTTACCCCGCGGGCCGACGCGGAATTTTCCGCCGCCGACCTGAAAGCGCTCGCGACGTATCCGCTGGCGCGCATCTGCATCGAGAACGTGAAAGACACCGTGACGCGCGCGCCCTGGGAAATCCAGATGCGCGCCAACCCGATGGAGTCGCGCAAGGACGTAGCGCAGCGCGCCAAAGACAACAAAGACGACCTGATCAAACTGAACCGGTTCTTTGAATATCCCGACCGCGAGCACAACTGGCAGGAATGGCTTCGGCCGCTGCTCGACGATCTGCTGGTCATCGATGCGCCCAGCATTTTGATCAGGAAAACATACAAAGGAGAAATCGCGGAACTCCCTACGATAAGAGGGGAGATGATCACGCGCTATATAGATAACAACGGATTTACGCCCATGCCGCCGAGCCCGGCTTATGCCCAAAACTGGTGGGGCTTGCCGCTGGTCGACCTAACTACGGACCAACTCGTTTACAAGCCGCGCAGCATCGTGCCCCGCAATACGCTGGCCTCTCAGCTATACGGGAATTCCGTGACTGAACAACTTGCCCCGGAAATTCAAATCGGCATCAAACGCATGCAGTTCGTTCTTGCCTACTATTGCTACTCCGATGATACCGAAGTCTTGACAAAACGCGGCTGGTTCCGTTTTGCAGAAACAAATGAGAATGATGAATTTGCGACACGTCAAATTCAAACAGGAATCTTTGAGTGGCAAAAAGCATACGACACTTTTTATAAACATTACGAAGGGGAGATGGTCCACTTTAAGGGCCAAAGTTTGGATCTGCTCGTTACACCAAACCATCGGATGCTTGTTGATTCACTGCCTCGCGCTCTTGGAAAAGGCAAGCCTGGGCGCAAAAAAGAATTTGTCATTGAAGCCGATGCACTGGCAGAAGTGTATTCCGGACGCACCGGAATCCCGCAGTCATCTGTATGGATGGGAACTGAGATTTCTGAGAAGGTGTTCAAGTCAACAAAAAAGCGAAGTGGCCCAGATCCACTCGAAGTCCGCATGACTGGTGACCAATATTGCGCTTTCATGGGCATGTATTTAGCAGAAGGCTCTACGCGCAGAAGGTCTATTCAGATTGCCCAAAAGAAAAGAGATACACGTGGCAGTTATGAACTCTACCTAAAACTGCTTGCGGATATTCTCGGTGACGAGCCATGTTATTCCGGCCATCAGTTCGAGTTTCAGCGCCGAGTGCTCGTTGACTTTCTGAAACCACTTGGCCATTCGCATCAAAAATTCATCCCGGATGATATTCGCGATACCACCACGCGCCAATTGGAGATTTTTTGGAAGTATTATTGGATGGGTGATGGATGCGCTTCCGGAACTCCGCAGGTGTTCACAGTCAGTAAGAAACTAGCTGACCAACTCACAGAAATCATCCAGAAGATGGGTGATGCTTCAACAACATGGACACGCAAGGCGCAAACCGCAAAGTTTCCCGATAGCCGTTCAGGTAAATCTCGAATTGGCTGGATGGTCACGCGCCGTAAAGGCATAAATACGCGCGGATGGACCGCAACCCGCGAACAATATAGCGGCCCCGTTTGCTGCGTCTGTGTTCCCAATAAATTCCTTTATGTCCGTCGCAACGGAAAAGTTGCATGGTCCGGGAATACCGAAGGATCCGTTCCCGGCGTCGTTCAAGTCGTTCCACGTGGAACCTCACCCGACCGCATCGAAGAAGCGATGGAATGGATGAACTCGCAGCTGGCCGGGAACCTCGCGAAGCGCAACCAGTGGCGGCTCGTGCAAGGATTCAACGAACCAGGCAAAATCGACCAGATTCTTTTCCCGAAAGAGCCGCTCCTGGCCGGGCTCTACGACGAAAAGCATATCCGCGAAATCGCTTTTGGCTACGGGACAAGCCCCCAGCGGCTGATGAAGATGATCCGCACGGAAGGCAAATCGTCTTCGGACGCCGCCGAAGTCGAAGGGACGCTTCCCTGGGTGCTCTGGGTCAAAGGGATCATCGATTTCATCATCCAGCGCAAGATGGGCATGACCGATTATGAAATCGCGATCAACCCCTATGCCGAGCCGGATCCGCTGAAGAATGCCGCGGCGCTTACGATGCTGGTCGGGAAAGCCGTGCTGACCCCGAACGAAGCCCGGAAGCGCGTTGGCGAGGAATTGCGGCCGGAGCCGGAAGCCGACCAGCTCGGGGTGATCAGCGGGACCGGATTCATTCCGGTGGGCGTCGCTCCGGCAACCGCGGGATTGATGGTCGATGAAAAGGGAAATATCAAGCCGCATCCGGTAACGCCCACGGCACCGCCTATGAAACCCGCAACGAACGGCGCCGGCGGGCACAATGCCACGCGCGGCGGAACCCCCGTCAGCCAGGAAGCTGGTGGCGGCCGGTCGACGGGAAGAAACACCGGGGCCGAGAACGGCAAGGAAAGCCTCGACGGTAAAAAAAAAATTCGCGAAGCGTTATTCGAAAAGCGGCTCGGATCGCGTATTGAAGCCGGCGTACTGACGGCCGAATCCGAACAAGCCGTCCACGCCATCCAGCATGCTGTACGTAAAGTGTTCAATTCCCAGCTCACGTCCGTTTCCGGCCGGTTCCAGAAGATCCTCGGCAACATTCTCGAGAAACGCAAATATGGAAGCGTCCAATTCAATCTATCGGCCGATGATGCCCAGCGGGTGCTGGCGATTCCAGTCGAGGAAGAAGATTTTGCCAAAAAGGGGAGGGATGTCGCTCCGCACGTCACCGTACTTTGGGGTTTTCACGCCGAAGTGACCGCCAAACAAATCAACAAAATCACCAAAGGAATTGGCGATATAGAAGTTACGATCGAAGGACTTGAAGCTTTCCCGGTTGGTGAAGATGGCGTGCCTTTGGTAATTCGAATCGAAAGCGAAAAATTGCGAAAGTTACACGAGGATCTGAAAGTACTCCCGCACACAGAAACCCATCCGGAATATAAGCCGCACATTTGCGTCGCGTACTTGGATCCGAAAGCCGACGCACAAAAATATGTGGATGCCGGCAGCGGGATCGAAGGCGAAGTATTTACGCTGAGGAATTTGGTTTATAGCGGAATCGATTACACCGTACAGGACCTCGGGAAACTGATACTCCCGAGCGAACGGCTTCGCCGCCTTGGGATTTAACCATGCCTGCCATGCCTTATCGTTGCACGCCTCTTCCTGACTGACCAAATCCCGCCCAGCCAACCCACTCCGTGCCGCCATAATCTTACACCCTAAAATAGTCCTTGACAATCTATATTCAAAGACTCTAAGTTATCAGCTCCGAACATCGCAAATCGTGGCTCGGCCAATTAAAACGATTGCGTAAAAAGGAGCATTTATGAACCGTGAATTATTTTCCCTGGACAGTCCTGAGGTAACGATCCGCAAGAAAATTGAATCAATTGCCGCAAATGCTTCGCCGAAAGATAGCGCCGATCTCGAAGAGCTATTGGCTATAGCTAAAGCTGGCCACGAAGCTAGCAAGATACAAACACTTTCCCCGTGCGTATGCGCGTTGTTATTTATGGCGACCAATGAGCACAACCGTGATCTTGACTCAAAGTGGGTTGCGGAACTTGTTCGGCGCATGACTACTGGGTTATGGAAATTCAACTGTGCCTCGATTGGTTTTTACAAAGATGGCACTCTGGCTGATGGTCAAAACCGACTTGCCGCCGCGGCGATGGCGGGATACTCGCTTAAAGTAACCATTGTATGCGGAATGGCGCGCGATGCGATCGATACTGTCGACAATCCTAAGGTGCGCCGTGCGTCCGACGCAGCCAAAATGGATGGGATCTTGAATGCGAGACTAAAGGAAATAATCATTAAAGTGAGTGCAACATACCGCGTCGCCGCAGGGAATCGCCAGGCTGCATTGAAATCGCCGCAAGAAATCAAGCAGGAAATGGAACGGCAAGATGCGATCCTTGACACGGCGATCCGTATAGCTGAAAAGTCGATGGAGGGACAGGTAAAGCCAATATTGAAATTAGATAAGATTTCTACGATGGCCTATCTTTTTCTTCTTTGGCAATGGCCGGAATCAGAACTATTGGAGAAGCTGAGACGTCTACAGTCCGGAGCGAGTCCCGATGGTACGGAGGACGTGCTTGTTCAGGCCGGTAAAGTGATCGAAGATGCCCAGGATGCAAGCGAACGTAAAGAGCATCTCAGTGTTGCCAAGCAACTAGGAGTCGCAGCATTTGCGCTACGGGAATTTTCCTTTGGCAGGGTATACAAATTAAGTATATTTAAGAAAAATGCCACCGCCGGCCCAATCGAAGTTCAATATCCTGCGAGCGCAAAGCAAGACGCGGCCGATTAAAACAAGGCGGAGTCCTCCGGCCGGTTCCGGAATCTATAGGACCAATACGAAACAGCTCTCGCACTGGTGCAATGAAAGATGGCGGACACGTTCCAACTCGACTGGCGCCCTGAGCCGGCGCTGTACACCAAATCGCAGGCCGCGACTTTTTTGGGCATTTCGATTCGCACCGTCAATAACCTGCTTAAAGCAAAGGAACTGGTGAGGAGGAAGATCGGCCGTAAGACACTCATCCCCAAAACCAGCTTGGAAGCATTTCTAAAAAGGGATCACAAAACACGGGATTAGCTGGGCAACCCCTGGGGTTCCAAAGGAATACATGATTCCAGAATCTGAATTAGAAGAGCAACTTAATTGTTTTATTGGTAAACTGTCAGGATGCGGTCATGCATCGGTTATTTCGCACGTCTCGATTATCAGCCAACCGGAAGATACATCGGTGGGAATTGCCACAGTGCCAGTCAATCCCCCGTACGACCCGGACATTTTGCCGGGTCCGGACAAAATGTCCGGGTCTACAAATGCCCTGACCAGACAGAGACATGGGGCATTTTATACATTTCCGCGAGCGGAAGAACTAGCCGTCTTTATAAAAAATTTGCAAACCAGGTCATATCTAGCAAGCTCAATTAAGCGGTCCGGTAGCCAAGATATCTGGAACCTATTTTTAACTCTTATGGACAACGGCCTTCTTATATCGACATCCGAGGTCTTTGCGAAACCTACCCTTCGCACCCTATTCCCCAAGTTAAACCACAGAACTCGACTGCGATACGATTTAACCAAAACCGATGATTTGATTGCCGTGCGTGATCGGATTTTGCCAATAGCCATAGCGGCAAAGGAACGAATCATCGCACATCCAGCAACGACGGAGTCAATCATTATTGACGGGCTCCGCAAACAAACAGATATCCGTATGTACGAGGAACGTAAAAAACCTCTTCAAATAAACGAGAAGCGAACCGTAATGTATGGCGAGGTTTTATGGCCGCGCCCAAGCGGGCATGTTTACAACTATGAGGAACTTAATTGTGCAATCTGGTGGTTTAAAGACCTGGACAGATGGATGGTTCCTGGAGAAAACATAAAGACTCGGATGAATTGTATTCGTTTGTCAATTTTACATTTGGATCAATTCGCCAGAGACCATCTCAAGGAAAGGGCTAGAATGGAAAACGTATTTGGATTAATCAGGACGATCTCACGATGCGCGGAGAGGCAGCCTAATGGTGAGTGTGAATTTGCAGCTACTCCAAAAACTGTATATTAGCGGGAATTGTTTCCCTGGGGGGAAAAAATGACATCCGCGCAACTGCTGAATCAGCGAGAAGCGGCCGAGAAACTCGGCCTTAGTCCAAAAACTTTGGAAAAGTGGCGATCACTCGGCACGCCTCGACTGCCCTTTGTGCGCTTGGGCTCCGCAATCAAATACCGCGAGTCGGATATCGAGCAGTTCATTCGCAAGAGCGTTGTCGGCGGCGAGCAGCCGAAGGCGCGCGTTAGGACAAAGGGACAATTATGAAATCAGCGGAAGAAATGACCGATGAAGAACTTTTCCGAACTTGTGCAGAAGGCATGCCGGCCGCGACAGAACTTATAGAATTATTGCTCAGGGCAAAAGTTTTTGAATGTCTGGTATGCGAATCAAATAGTGTAGGGATCGCCAGCAAAGCTTGGAAATATTGCCCGAATTGTGGCTCGACCACTCTCAGCTACATAGGATCGCTATGAAGATAACCACTAGTAAAACCAAACCAAATAAAAAAGGTGACAGTTGGTCGGTTCGCACCGTTGTTACCTTGGAGTCTGAAGGGTTGGACGACGAACTGCTAAAAAAATTAGCTCCAGCTCTTTGTACGGCGTTTAAGACGCTCACCATTGAGATTAGGGGCAAGGACTCTTACCTCGTAACAACGACCAGGAACTTTGATTGAGGAGGCAATATGGAACGTAAATCTTTTCTTCGCACCATTCTGCTATCGCCGTTCGCGGTGCTGGCGGCAAAACTGAAGGCCGTTTGCTTGTGGCCTAGGCCAACCGATATTAAGATGACGGTAGATTATTCTCCGGGCATGCCCGGATTACTTCCTCCTGGTATAGCCTGGGATTGCCAATCACAACCCACGCGCCTAACGCTTAAAGAGGCTGCCGCCATAGTCGGTGAACCGAACGGCGAACTGGGAGGCTTTCTGTTTAATGTGGAGGATTGCCAGAAATGCGGTCTTTTACACCCAAAGCAGCCAACAACAGAGCAGGTGACGGCGTTTAAAAACAATATGCGGCAATTTCGAGAGACTGGCACTATAACACTTCCTGACGGACGGTGGCTGAGGATCAATCATGGAGCGTAAATCCTTTTTCAAAGTTCTGTTCGGCGGGATCATCGGCCTCTTTGTGGCGCCGGAATTGAATGCAGCGGCTGACGACCAAATGTGGGCGGACGCAATTGCTTACAAGCGAGCCCGGGAAGTGATTTTGAACGAACCAGTAGAAGCCGGCCTGTTCTACCCCGAAACCGAACTTTGGCGGTACGGGACCTGGGATTTGATGATAAAAATGCGTAATCTCGCCAAAGTACCAACATGCCTATGGGATTTTCGGCCTGCTGATGCAGCATCTGCTGATGTAGCAAAGAAGCTTCGGCGAATTTATTTTGACGATAAGGAATTCGAAGTCGAAGTTCCATCTCGGGGCATCGAAGAAGCCATGGGATGGATGAACTCGCGGCTGGCCGGAAGATAACCTTGACGAGTCGGCAATTCTGAAGTCACAATCCATCCGTGCCTTACTCTAGTGAGTCGCAGGTCCCTAAATACGTTCCCTCGTCGCGCCGGCGTCAATGGTTGCACGTCTTTAACAGCGAGTGGAAAAAGCATCAAGGCGATTCCGCGGCCGAGCGCGAACGCATCGCCTTCAGTTCGGCTAATTCCATCGCCGGGCCCCATGCTTCGAAAAGCTACGCGAAGCTGCTCCGGAAGTCTCTCGATGACGATGTGCAAGCCTTCGCCGACGCTGTGATTGCCGCGCTAGAAAAAGAATGGGAAAGCTTGCCGCTCGAGGTCCAGCCGGCACTCGAATCCGCGATGCTCTCCGGGATCGGCCAGGGAGCTCTGCAGATTGAATTCTCCACTGCCGGCATGATCGCATCGGCCAACACCACTGCCGAAAATTATGCTCGCGAGCGTGCCGCCGAAATGGTTGGCATGAAACGGGACGTCGAAGGGACCCTCGTTCAGAATCCGGACGCTAAATGGGCAATATCAAATACGAGCCGTGATAAAATACGTGAAATTATTGCTGACGCCTTCACCGAAGAGACTCCGCTTGAAGAAATAAAATCAGCTATTCATGAGGCACTGGAAGAAGAGGCAACCGGTAGTGGTATTTTTAGCGAAGCGCGAGCGGCCATGATTGCTAGAACGGAAATCAGTCGGGCGCAAGCCGGGGGAAATTTTTCGGCCTGGATTCAGTCGGGGCTAGTGAGGAAAGTGAAATGGCTCACATCGAATCTTGAACCTTGCGACGAATGTTTAACTAACGAAGCTCAAGGAGAAATGGAAATCAATAAACCATTTGCCAGCGGCTCGGTGATGCCGCCAGATCATCCGAATTGTGCATGTGTTTTAATCGTTACAGAAGTTTCAGGTTAAATATTTCCATGTTCTTCGCGTGGCGGCCTGCCACGCTACGGTTCTATCCACCCCGAAGCGGAATCCCAAGACCGTTGCATTGATTCCTTCTTTGTAAAGCCTTCGTATCTCAATAACATTTTCTGGTGTGAGCTTTGCTTTACAATTCCTTTCTCCGCGCATGCTTCTCCCGCGTTCGACCATATCCTCCGAATTCTTCTTCTTTGTACCAAGATAAAGATGCATATACCAAAAACAAGAACGATTGTCGCAATGATGCAGAACAAACTTGCCTTTCGGGATTGGTTTTACAAACAGCCGATATGCTATTCGATGGACGAATTCCTTTGGACCATTCTCTGACCGAATCCTTGCATATCCGGTTTTCTCAAGACGGCCATCCCAGAATAGACATTTATTTGATTTGTGTTCTTTGACCCGGTGAATCAACCATTGAAACTGTACCGGTTTGCCATTAAAGTGAGAGCGCATGGTTGAGTCCTCCAACGACTCGTTATGCTGGCGGGCGCGCTGCTTTCAACAGCCGTCCGCCGCTTGATTTTAACAGAAACAGCCTAAGTTTTTATTCCCCGCAGCCTAAGTTTCTAATGCTGCCAATCCTAGTTATAAGAAATTAGTTGTATGTGGTGCATTTCTTCGATACGGTTTTTGTGAAATGTCTGACCTCTTAAAATTCCTCCCTTTTACAAAGGTGAATGCCGCCAAGCGCGAAGTGTCGGGCATCGTCACCGCCGAATTGCCCGATAAGGATCTTGAAGTTTGCGATTATGAAAAATCCAAGCCCTACTACCAGGCGCTGATCACGGAAATGTCAAAAGCCACCGACGGCGCGAATATCATGCCGTTGCGAGAAATGCATCAGCTTTCCGCGGTGGGCAAGGGCATCGGATTCAATTTCGATGACTCCGACAAAGAGATCGAAATGACTTTTAAGGTAATTGACGACGATGCCTGGAAAAAAGTCGAAGAGCGAGTTTACACCGGTTTTTCTCAAGGCGGCCGCAAAGTCGGCAATCAAGTTCCCGATCCGGTTTTCAAAAACTGCATGCGCTACGTGGCGAATCCGTCAGAAATTTCTTTAGTCGACAACCCCTGCCTCCCAACGGCTCACTTCGCATACATAAAGACCGACGGAAGCATTGAAATGCGCAAGTTCCTCAAGACGGAAGTTCCTGGATCCGATCCGCGGATCGCGGCGCTCGAGGCCGAAGTCAGCCTCTTGAAGGCAGTCAAAGCGACGCCGATTACGACAGGGATCATGCCCGCGGCAGCAGCAGCAGCAACGCCAGTCAAGAAAACCAAGCGAATAGGCGGAAAGGATTTAGAGAGCACGGCTTTTGCGCATGTTCCCGACCTCGACAAGACGGAAACTTGGGACTATCCGGTGCACGAAGCCGGCTATGTCCGCCGGAGCATTGCGAAGATGGTGGCCGCGCCGGAAAAAGAGAAGGCCAAAGTACGCGGCAAGATCGTTGCTGCCGCCAAGAAATTCGGGGTCGATGTGACTACCGAGGAAACGAAGATTGCCGCCATCCGCACCCTGATGCGCAAGTCCGCGCGGGTTTATCTGAATCAGAACCTGGAAAAGATTGCCAGCCAGCGCTTGGCCGCGCTCGACGCCGATATGGGGAAGCTGGCCAAGGGCATGTGGGAAGTTTCGCGCTTAGCCTGTTCGCTCGAGGAACTGGCCTGCCTGGTGTTTTCGGTTGCCTGCGAGCAGGAATACGAACTGGACGAAAATTCGCAGTTGCCCGAGATGCTGGCCGGTAACGTGGCCGCGCTGACACAGACGCTGGTCGCCATGGTGGACGAAGAGACGCGCGAAATGCTTGCCGAAGTCAAGGCGCGCGTGGCCTAAAACGGGATTTTTTCTAAAGATTCTAGGAGGAACGATGTTCAAACTTACCGAAGCAGCCGATCTTGAGAAGGCCGGGCGCTCCATCGGGAATTTCTTCACAAAGCAGGCGCAGGACCTGGAAAAGACCCACGCTTTCCATGCCGCCGCAGCGGCGCACCATGACGCGATGAAGGCGGCGCACAGCGAGCATGCCGCGCACTACAAGGCCACGCACGACGGCATGGCCAACGATCACGACATGAAGGCGCACATGGCCAAGGGCGCCACGCACCACACGCAAATGGCCGCGCATCACGAGGCCCTTGCAAAAGCGCATGCCGCTCATGCCGAAACGATGAAAGCCGAAATCGACGCCATGAAGGCCATGGCCGCGGAGTGGGGCGGCAGCACCGTTGGCGTTGTCAAAGGCGCCGATGGCACTGCTCTTGTTGTGCCTTCCGGCGGCATCGAAGCCATGATTCATGAAACGACCCAGCATTTGACCAAGAAGGCTCTGGAAAGTTTCGACACCGACCCTGCGGTCCAGGAAAAGATTCGCGAGATGGTGCTGAAGGGGATTTCCGCCACGCTCGGCGACAAGATCATACCGACGGCGGTATCCGCGGTCACTCCGAACCGGCCCGGGATCACTGCCGTTCCCCGCGCGGGCGCGCCGGCCGCAGCGGAGAAGATCCCGGTTCCCATGGAATTCGAAAAACTGGCCGACGTCGAAGCCTGATAAGGCCGGTTCCAAGATTCAAGAAGCGAAATTTCCGTTAGGAGCACAGCAATGAAAAGCATGGATCAGAATTTTTACAAAGCCGCCATGGCCGGGTCGCGCAGCAGCATGGCCAAGGCGTACGCTCCTGGATCGGAACTCGCTATCTTGATGAAGCGAGCCATGCCGAAGACGCTGGGCGGCGAAGTCGACCCGAAGGATTGGAACTGGGATCACCCGCTCGTCAAGGCGGTCGGGCGCGCGCTGATCAAGGCGGGCGTCACGACCAGCACGGGCTTCAACTTTTTCGACCTCCGGGGACCGGCCTACTTCATTTTCCCGCTGCTCACTCCGTTCATCCAGATGATCCCCCGCCAAGGCCGCGTCAACGATGGCGTCGGCACCGCGGCGCATTGGAAGGCCACGCGCAATCCGAATTCCACGTTTGTCTATGCCGGCGTGCTCGAAGGGCAGCGCAACGCGACGGCCACCCCGAACGAAATCGATTACCTGGCCACCTACAAGGAACTCGGCATGGAAGGCGGGGAAACCTTCACGGCACAGTTTGCCGGCGAAGGCTACACCGACAACCTGGCCGATGAGCATTTCCGCAACCTGGCGCGCCTGCGCCTGCAAGAAGAGATGATGACGCTGTGGGGCAACAGCGGCACGGCGGCGGGAAACCTCGGTTTCGCCCTTGGGCAGGCTCCGAACGTAACCTCGACCTTGATTGCCGGCACCGCTCTTGGCAACGGCGCAAACGTTGTCGCCGCAGTCGTGGCCATCACCGCTTACGGCATGAACCCGGGCGGCCAAGCCGGTTATGCGGCGCCGCCAAGCGTTGTCAACGGCATCACCCCGAGTTATAGCCGGACGAACGCCGATGGCAGCACGACGAACGTGGCTTGCGGCTGCAGCTCGATTTCAAACGTGGCCGCCATCGTTACGACCAACGCCACGGCCCAGAAAGTCACCGTTTCCGTGCCCGCCGTAAAGGGTGCCGTTGGTTATGCCTGGTTCTGGGGCGTCAACGTCACCGCCGCCACCGGCAACGTCAAGCTTGGCGCCATCACTGCTTGGCCGAACTACACGATTTCCGCCGTCGCCGCCGGCACCCAACTTGGCAACGCCGCCGGGCTCTCGACCGACAACAGCTTCCAGCCAACCGATTTCGACGGCTTGGGCACCTATACTTTCCAGAACGGCCTGTGGACCGATATGAACGGCGGATCGTTCACTCCGGCAGGCAACGGCCAAGTCGCCGAACTCGAAAGCGACCTCCAATATCTCTGGACCAACTTCCAGGCGCAGCCCGATGCCATTTGGGTTTCCGCCGACGTCAAAGCCAACCTCGAGTCCGCCATCATCTTCTCTTCGACCGGGAACAACAGCTACATGTTCCAGGTCAGCCAGATGGAGCAGCAAGCCGGCATCCTCGGCGGGTTCGTCGTGACCGGTTACAAATCGAAGTACAGCGTCAACCCGACCGGCGGCGACACTATCCCGATTCGCATTCACCCCATGTTCCCGCAAGGCACGATGCTCTATGACATCAACAAGAACCCGTATCCGCACAGCCGGATCCCCGCGGTACGCACGTTCCTCATGCAGCGCGACTACTACGCGATCGAATGGCCGATCGTGACGCGCCAGTGGACCTTCGGTACCTACGTACAGGAAGTCCTGGCGCACTACATGCCATGGGTTTCCGCGATCCGCACCGGCTGCGGACCGTTCGTCGCCCCGGCCTGATAGCGGCTGGCGATTTCTGAAGGAGAGGGCCTATGCCAGCAGCAGCAGGGAATCCGCAAGGCGCAGATGCGCCTCATGTTCCGACAGCGGCGCAATTGACGCAGCTCGCCGTTTTGCAGGCGACGGCAGCGTCGACGTTGGCTACTTATCAGGCCGGCATCGAAACCAGCGAAACGAACAAAGCTGCCTATCAAGCGGCACAAACGGCCGTAACGAATTATCAAGCTTATATTTACGGCGGCCAAAAACCGGGCATCATCGACGAAGGCACTCCGGACGTTACGTAATGCGAATTCAGGTGAAAAAAGAGGGAGCAGAATTCGCTCCCTCGGCCTTGCCTGCCATTGCAAGTCTTGCCGCAGCCCATATAGTCATACCTGGCTTATCCACGCCGAACATAAGTATACATCTAAGGGGCTAAGTTGGCAAATCCAACCACAATAATAATCACCTATTTAGTCTACAGCGGGGCTTCGCCAGCCGTAATCACAACGACGACTGTGACGATAACTATCGTTTCAGCGGGAGGCAGTCAGGCCGATTATAGCTTGATGGTTTCGAATATTGTGCGCTCCGGCGGGTTTTGGTTTACAGATGCCAGCGGCGTACTGACGTTTATCCCAATCGAGCAAATCGTAAAAATCACCGCCCAATAACTTGCCCTCTTAGATTTTCTATTATAGAATCCGCCGATGGCGCTCGACCGCAGGATCGTGCTCGAAGATTCGGAAATCTGCTCGCCTGCGGAGCCGGAGCCGCAAGCATCCATCGCATCCGCACCCACTGTTGCTAGGCCGTCCGTTACAAATCCAAGTACACCATGGAAATGGCCGGAAACCTGGCAGCCGCTGGTCGCACCTAGGTCCTGGGAATTACCCGGCCCGCGCTGGATAATGCCCAATGGCGCACTCGATGAGGAAGCGCTTGGCCAGGCAATCAAGAAAAATCCAAACCTAACCCAATTCCGCGACTTCAACGATTACTTCAATCTCGGCCAAATCGGCTTGCAGGCGGAGCTCGCCTGCAGAGGCTGTGGATCCACGTCCGGGTTCGAGCCCGACTTCAGTATGGAAACGTTCTGCTGCAAGACCTGTGGGCGGCGGACCACGTTTCAAATGTTTCAACAGGAGCATCCCTAATGGCTGAACTAGAGCAAGAATTGATGCGCCACCTGAACATCTTGACGAAGTGGCGGCAGCCCTTTGCTGCCTGGCAGTTGGGCACGCGCAGCGATACCGATGCGGAATGCAAGGCCGTCAAAGATCATCGCGAAGTTACCATCCTGATGCGCGCTGAATTAAACGCCTTGCTGGGCCTCTTGGTCAAGAAAGGAATTTTTACGGTGGAAGAATTTCAGAAGCAGATGATCGAGGAAGCCGACCATCTTTCCGGACAATACGAAGAAAAATTCCCCGGGATGCGCGCGACCGAGTTTGGCATCAGCTACGATATACCGAAGGCCGCGGAAACCACAAGAGGTTGGAAACCGTGAAGATCGCGATTTTTTACCCGCGGAATTTTTTGGCCTGCAGCTACGCTCTCGGCGGCTATTACAATACGCTGACGAGAATGGGACATGAAGTGCGCGATTGCTTTTTCCCCGGCAACACCGTGCAAGTCACTGCTGAAATCCTGGCCAAGATGCCGACCATGGAACAGTTGCTTGAATCGGATTTGGTAATTTCGTTCTATCACGAATACACCCAGCCCTGGCTCAAAGTGATATATCCATTCGAGCAGTGGGAGCTGCTCATGGAGAAAGTGCCGGTGCTCGCGCGGTTCGATGAGTCCATGGACCGCGGCGACCTCTGGCTGCCGCAGCGCGTGCCGGAACTGAAGAAATGGGCAAGGTACTATTCCTTCCCGGCAGCCCAGGACGCTGAAAAATATGGCGGCGAGTGGCTGCCGTACGGCGCCGATACCACGATCTTCCATCCGCCGACATTGAACGGTCTGTCGGATGGACCGATTATCAGTAAGCTAAAGAAATACGATCTCGGCTTCATCGGCTCGCTCTATCAGCAACGGCATGAATATCTGATGAAGCTGATCCAGCACGTCGGCGCAAAAACCACTTTCTATTCCGGCTGCGTTCTCGTCCAGGATCTCGGCGGGCTTCGCGAACGCGAAACGACCGAGCTTCTGGCGGAGAACTACCGTCAGATAAGAATTTTTTTTCTTTTGCCCCCAATGTCACGATTGCTGGTGGAAAAAACCTTCGATATCATGGCCAGCGATACGTTGGTCATGTTTCCGCGTTTCCCGGGCGATGCCGCCAAGAACCTCACGATTTTTAAAGAGGGAATCCATATCGTCTACTATGAGCTGGGATTTTTCGCCAACAACGGGAAGCAAGTCAAGTATTACCTGGAACATCCCGAAGAATGTGAAAGAATCGCGCGCGCCGGCGGCGAGTTGGTGCGGCGGGACTATACCCTTGAAGGCATGCTCCAGAAAATGATCGGAAAGGTGATGAACCGTGCGACAGTACCAAGCATTGCCGGCGGGTCGACCGCGTAGCCAGTACAACATGGTCGAAGGCCGCGGGGTCGAACAGGAAGTGGGTGCGCTCCTTTACGGGCTAGTCCGGATGGTTAAGCCGATCGTCTGCATTGAAACCGGCACGTTTGTCGGCGATTCGGCCGAATGGATTGGCCGGGCTCTCCGCGATAACGGCACGGGACGCTTGATTACCTGCGACATCGATCCAGAGCGCATCGGTCCGGCGCGCCAACGATTCTTAGACCTGCCGATGGTGGATGTCGTGCAGATGTCAGGGCAAGACCTTCTTGCTTCAAGGACCTCGCCAATGCATTTTGTCCACATCGATTCCGGCGACCCGAATGTGCGCGAGAAGGAATTGATGAGCCTTGGAGACCACAATATTGCTCCCGGCGGGATTGTCTGCTGGCACGATGCCTGCGTAGCCTACCAGAATATGTACGGAAGCTTTGCCGCCGCGCGGGATTGGCCCCATCTGGTATTGCCCTCCGTCGTAGGTTTCGCGATCTTCCAACGCCCCGAATGATTTCTATTTTAATTCCGACGCGGGGACGCCGCCGAGGCCTGGAACACGCCGTCCGTTCGGCTCTCGACACGGCAGATGATCGTGACTGCCTTCAATTTATCGCCTATGTGGATCAAGACGATGCCTTGACCTATTTCAATTTCAACGAGGAATTTAATCTCGAAGTCCAATTCCTCATCGGTCCGCGCATCGTTCTTTCGAATATGTGGAATAAATGCGCAGCCGCGGCCATTGGCGAAATTTTCCATCAGGGGAATGACGATATTGCATTCCGAACACGTGGATGGGATAGTTTGGTTTATAGGGAATTCTCTAAATATCCTGACAAAATTTTACTGGTTCACGGATCCGATGGAACGAACCTTCCGAGTGGTAGTCAGGGAAAGTTTGGCTGTCACCCATTTGTTCATCGCAGATGGCTGGAGACGCTCGGATATTTAACTCCTCCATTCTATTCCTCAGACTACGGCGATACTCACTTGAATGAAGTTGCAAATGCTCTTGGTAGGAGAAAATATTTGACTTTTATCATAGAGCATCTCCATTTTTGGCTTGGCAAGGGCCCCCAAGATAAAACCTACGACGATCGATTGGAACGTCATTCGCGTGACAATGTATCTCAACTCTACGAAGACCTAGCGCCGTTGCGTGAGGTCGATATAGAAAAATTAAGAAAGGCAAGTTATGAGGCATCTGTGGAATAAATGTAGCTGCGGCAATATCAAGGGTAAATATTCCGCACAGTGTAGGTCGTGTATGTACGCAAGTAGACGACAGAAATATGCAAAGACGCGAGGCTGGGTTGGGCCATTAAAAAATGCAGCACTTGGACACGTAGCCGCTACCCATCATGGACATAATCGACGCAAGAGAAGAACACGAACCTACATGTCTTGGGACCATATGATACAGCGTTGCTGTAACCCACGAAACGATAATTTTCATCGATATGGCGGCCGTGGAATTAATGTTTGCAATCGTTGGCTCGGTCCCGATGGATTCCTACATTTCCTTGCTGACATGGGCGACCGCCCTAAGAATAAAAGCCTGGAGCGGAATAACAAACTTGGTAACTATGAGCCTTTAAATTGTAGATGGGCCACCCGGAAACAACAACAAAACAATATGCGAGCCAATCGCGTCTTCAAAGAGGCTCTTGCGAACTGGGGGCAGGTCACCGTTACAGCGCACAGAACTGTCATCCTATGAACGCCAAATGGAGCATCCTTTGCTTGACTCAACCTTCTCGAGAACGTTTTCTGGCGCGCATCAGTGCCGTTCTAAAACCTCAACTTGAAGAATATTCGGATGTTGAATTCAAGACCCGCCTATTCGACCAACGCATGGATCTAGGAACTAACCGCCAAGCTATGATCGAGGCATCCTCTGCTGAGTATATATCGCAAGTGGATGATGACGATTTGGTGCCGGCCTCCTATGTCTCGACAATCTATCCATTGCTCGATGGAGTCGACTACGTGGGCTTTCGTCTTCAATTGTATGTGGACGGAGAAAAGCAGAAGCCGACTTATCATTCGCTCCAATACAAAGAATGGAATGCGGACCAGGACGGTTTTTATCGCGACATTTCGCACCTAAATCCGATTCGCCGCGAATTGGCGCTGCAAGCCAAGATGTCCGGCGGCTTCGGCGAGGACGAGCGCTGGTCAACGCAGTTGCGCAATCTGGGCATTGTCAAGACGGAGCATTACATCCCCGAAGTCATGTATTTTTACTTCTACCGCGGCAGCAAAACGGACCACGTACAGCCGGTAGACCAGATACGAAGAACGAACCTTCCCGATCTTCTTGTTGGACAACGGTTGCCGGTTTGTCCAAAATGTGGGAGTACGGCGACAGGGCTCGCCGGCGGGATGCGGCGCTGCAACCAGTGCGGAGAGTCCTGGTTCTAGAAAATGTCAAAAACTTCTTCCATCACCTTGCCAGCGGTCGAAGGATGGCCCTACGAGCAGATCTTGTCCGCCTTCGGTGAATTCCAGCAGCTATTACAAGGAGTCCATGGCAAGCCGCAACCGTCGCTTATGATTGGCGGCGCTCTTTGGTCTTGTTTGCGCGAAATTTCCGATGCCGAAGGGTTTTTCGTTTGCGGCATAATCCCGGTGCGTCTTGATCTGACCGGGATACTCGAACCGCACGAATTTATGTTTACCCTCAGATGATCAACCATCTCTGCGTACTTGGATTAGGACGCCTGGGCTTGCCCCTGGCGGTATCGTTTGCGCGCACCGGCTTGCAGGTAACCGGGTACGACCTCGATCGCATGAAAGTTCATCACGTCAATGGGAAATGCTCTCCCATCCAGGAGCCTGAACTCGAGGTAGCCATCCAGAAAACGGGGCCATTCCTAAACGCGACGACCGACCCGCAGGAAGCGGTTGGCTCGACGGAAGCTTGCATCTTCGTTGCTCCCACGCCAAGCCTTGCTGACGGAAGTTTTAGCAACCACCATCTACTTGATGGAATCGCAGCGATTGCCAATGCGGTCAGCGAGCAAAACCGCAAGAGCCCGTATTTTTTCATCATTGCATCCACGGTGACGCCGGGGAGTTGCGAGAAGATTCTTTTGCCGGCCATCCAGCAGCATTCGGCCAACATCCAGCTGGTCTACAAGCCGGAATTGATCGCTCTCGGAACGGTCATGCGCGACCTGGTTCATCCGGACATTGGCTTGATTGGCGCCAATGACAAGGCGGCAGCCGAGGAAGTGTTCCGCCTTTATTCACGCCTGCAGCTTTGCGATTTCCAAAGCATGTCTTTGGTCGAAGCCGAACTCGCGAAGATTTCCTTGAATTGCGCGATTACCATGAAGATCAGTTTTGCGAACCAGGTGGGCATGGTAGCGAAACAATTGGGAGCCGACCCACACATGATTCTCAATTTCATCGGCCGCGATAGCCGTATCGGGCACAAAGCATTACAGCCGGGTTTGAGCTACGGTGGGCCCTGTTTCCCGCGCGATAACCGGATGTTCCAATGTGTTGCCAAAAAAGCCGGAATCACCGCCCATTTGGCGGCCGCTACCGACGCCATCAACGAAACAATGCTGAAATTCATCTTGGCGCAGATTCCAGTAAATGGCGACGTCGGGATCCTGGGTCTTGCCTACAAAGCGGGCACAGCCATCACCGAAGAATCTGCCGGCATGGCGCTCATGACGGAATTAAGGGCCATGGGCCGAACCGTGAGGGTTCATGACCCGCTGATCATGGCGGAGCACTTGGAGGAAGTGCTGGCCTGCCGCACGATCGTGATAACAATAGATTCTGCGGAATATCGCGGACTCCAAGTCAAGTCCGGGCAATTCCTGATCGATCCCATGCGCATCACCGAAAAAGAATCATTGGTGCGCAGCGCTTCAAAATGAATTTGTGATATTATTCCGGCCTGCATGAGTCTACGCGGGAAATCGCTGTATATCCTGACGCCGATGTACGGCGGCAATCTCACCATCAATTATCACGATTCTTTTGTGCATCTCGCCTACCTCTGCAAAGAACTGGGCGTCGATTTCGGCTGGAGCAGCGTCTACAACGAATCCTTGATCAGCCGGGCGCGGAACCGCCTGGCCGACAGTTTTCTAAAAGAAAGCTCGAATACCCATGCCTGCTTCATCGATGCCGATATCGGTTTCGATCCGCGCGACATCGTCGCGATGCTCGAAATGGACAAGGATATTTTGGGCGTTCCTTGCAGCAAGAAATCCATCCGCTGGGACCGCATTCAATACGCGATCGCGCGCCGCGTCCTCGAATGGAGCCACAACAATCCTTCTCCGAATGGTTTCGATCCTGCAGGCCTTGCGCATCAGTTCAAGACGAGCGGCCAGGCGTTTACGGCTGAGGATCTTCCTAGAATCGGCGGCGACTTCGTCTTGAATTTCCCGGCATTTGAAGGCGAAAAGACCATTCAACTCGATCAGCCGGAGCCGATGAAGCATGTCGGTACCGGGATCCTGATGGTCAAGCGCGAAGTGTTTTTGAAATTCATGAAAGTCTATCCGGACCGCTGGTATGAAGCTCGCCACGATCCCGCATCGAATCCCGGCCGCATCCATGATTTTTTCAAGGTCGGCATCAATCCGGAAACACACGAATACGATTCTGAAGATTACTGGTTTTGCTTCAGCAGCATCGCCATGGGTTACAAAGTTTTGCTTTGTCCCTGGATAAAATCAACGCATATGGGTACGAACACTTTCATCGGCGATATGCCGGCAGCGCTCGCCTGCGCAGGTACCATCTTCTAGTAAAGTGGTTGTCCGTGGTGCATTTCCTTGGTACCGTTTTTAGGAAACGCACATGCTAAATCCGATCAGATGGATGTTCCCCGCGAGAGGCCCGAAAATATTCAATAAGTTGCTTTTACTTCTGGCCATGGCAGGCCCATTGTACGGGCAGAACACTGCGCGCATGAACAGCGGCGTGAATGCCCAGACCGTTTCCCCTTACACCGTTGTCTGTTCGGACGCTTTGAAGCTTGTTACGTTGAACAGTGCTTCGGCCTTTGCCGTCAATCTTCCATCGGCTGCGACCTGCGGCGCCGGATATGTATTCCAATTGAAAAATTTGGGTGCCGGGCTTGTGACCATCACTCCTCTTTTTGGAACCATTGATGGCTCATCTGGCATAACGTTGTCTACCGGGAGCGGCGTAGACATATACAATAACGGAACGAATTATTTTACCCAGAGCGGCAGAAGCGCAACGCTACAAACAAATGGCACGCCCAATGCGCTGCAATCGATCCTGAATTTTCAAAACGGATCCGCGGTTAATGGCCTGACCATCGCCGCATCGAATCCTTCCGGCGGCATCGAGCAATTCGCCTTATCCGGGACTCTGAACGATGCCGGGCTGACATCGGCCTATTCCGGCGTTGGGAATTGTCCTGCCAATCAATTCGCGAATGCTTTTTCGCGCAACAGCGCGCCGGGTTGTGCTGCGATTACGATGGATACCATCCCTGATGGGGCCTTCTTCAATAAGCGTTCATTTATTGAGGGTCCACTGCCTGTTGTATATAACGGTGACTTCGAGGGTTTGAATCCCCCTTTACCTCCTCCCGGTTGGGACCCGAATCTTAACATGACTTGCTCCTATGAAACCGTCACCCCTTATGAGGGGCTGCGGAGCTTGAAGTGTCTGTCAAATACGGACACTGCCGGGGCAGGAGTATTTACGTTTACCGATATTCCGGTCATTCCTGGAGAAACCTTCTATGTGAGTGGAGCGGTCAAAACAGACGGGGTAGTGACCGCGAACATTGCCATCAGGTGGATCGATAAGAATCTTCAGGCTACCTCGGCCTTTCCAGGCGATGCTTTAGTAATCTCAAGTTCTTCGACAAGTTGGGTACTGCTGGCTGCTACTGGGGTTGTTCCATCGAACGCTGTATTTGCCACCTTAGAGCTAGTCTCGACCCCGTTTGGCACTGCAGGTACTACTTGGTACGACTTCATCAACGTGTATCGCGTAAGCTATCCTCCGGGCCAGACAATTTACAACGGCGCAACGAGTGGTTCAGCGGCCTTCGGAGCAGCCAGCGTAGCCGGAACTCCAAATCGTATCAATTTACCGACTACCACCGGAACGAATGGGCAATGCCTGCAAACAAATGGTGCGAACCCACAACAGACTTCTTGGGGTACGTGCGGAAGTTTTACAAATCCCATGACGACCCTAGGCGATATCATCGTTGAGAATTCCACTCCCGCTGCGGCTCGTTTGGCTGGTCCTACGACTCCGAATGGCGTCCCGCAAATCTTGACGAATACTCCATCGGGCGGCGCTGCTGCGCTCGAAGCTTGGGCGCTTCCGGGTGTACCAACGAACGCGCAAACGGGCACGACTTACACGATCGCGGTTACTGACCGCGCCAGCTACGTCACTTTCAGCAATGCGGGCTCGATCGCCGTGACGCTGCCAAGCGCAGCCTCGGCGGGCTTTGGATCCAACTTCGTGATAGTGGGTTGCGATATTGGAACAGGGACGGCGACGATCACACCAACGACATCGAATATCAGTTATTCGACCGGCTCGGCTTATACCAGTGCCGCATCCACTCTGGCACTTACCACCGGCCAGTGCGCCTGGATTTATTCCGACAACACGAATTATTTTGCCATCGTTCGCGGTGGCGCAACCAGTTCTCCGACTTTCGATTCAACCGGGACCGGACTCCTTGCTCCAGTCGGCAACGGCAGTTTCACGTTTCCAAATACGGCAACAACCGGATTCACGCTTTCGGGGACAGCGCCGGCTTCGGTATCCACTTCTACGGGCACGAATGCCATGGCACTGCTCACGATCACCGGCGTTACGGGCGGTGCCGACAGCAATGCAACGGGAACGGCCGGAATCGGCAGTTCGCCTTCAATCGCAGCGGGAGCTGGCGGAGCCGGGACAGGGACGAACGCGGTAGGCGGAGCGGGTGGAGCGATCAATCTGACGGCGGGCGCGGGTGGAGCGTCGCTTGGGACCGGTGCGAACGCGAACGGCGGCAACATCGTACTGACGCCAGGCGCAGCG